GGGTTTGTCACACTTTATCTGATCTATTAGATACTGCAAAGCATTTTTCTTTTTAGAAGCAAGAATATCTCCTGTGCCGTAAACATTGCACAAACGTAGAATTCTATAATGTATATTGTACGTTTTACAAAAAGATTCTATTAGCTGCTCAGCACATAATTTTGTGATAGAGTAGAATCCCTTGGGTTTACAGCAGCTAGTTTCTAATGCCGGCAAAGTCGTATCACCGTAAACAAACCATGAGCTGATGAAATTAAATACAACGTCTCTGTCTTTGCACTGTTCTAGAACTTCTAATAAGACACTCAAATTGGTAGAGACATCTTTATGAACATCATCAAGCACATGGTAGTTATGTGTTGTACTTATGAAGTAGAGAATTGAATCAGACATTGGCTTTCTGGATTCTCTTGGGATCACAATACACTCGTCTGGTTTTAGATTTACATAGTTTGATCCTATAAAACCTGTCCCACCAAATACTGATGTTTTAGTCTTCATATTTGTCTAGACACCAATTCAATGCTTCAATTGCTGATCTTCCTTTGTAACCCGTGGCTAGCAACTTATCAATGTTCAGGAGAGTATTTACTCTACGATTTGGTAATATCTCAAGGAGCTCTTCATAGTCAGTTTTTATTACTTCAAGATCTGGTTTGATTTTTTGCTTTATCATTATTGCAATATCATATGGTGTTATATGACCAGAATTTGCTGTATTGTATATTCCTGTACAGTCATTGACTATCAAGTGATTCATCATGTCAATAAAATCTTCTATGCATGTGATTGAGTTTATCTCATCAATTGCAGGTATGTAATCCATGGAAATAAACTTTGTAATCAGATTTGATGGATATGATACAGCAGATATTAATTGTCTAGGGCGAAGTATTAGATAATTTTCATACCCAAACTCTGTTATTTGTTCATCAGCCCATTTCTTAGTCCATGTATACCACACCTTGGGTGTTGGGATACTGTCTTCATATGACTCTGTATCATTGCCATCAAATAAGCAACCGCTGCTAATATGAACGTATTTGATTCCTAATTTTGCGCATATACTGAGAATATTTAGTGGTCCTACAGTATTAACATTGTATGCTTCAAATCTATTTTCCTGACAGTATTCTAAATTGGTTTTTGCAGCACAGTTTATAACAATATCTGGCATGATATCAACAATATATTTTTCAACTGAAGATCTATCTGTGATATCACACTCTTTGTGTGATATTAGAGTTGTGTCAGATCTTCTTAATTGACTTGCTACTTTTCCTGTTCCGAATACTAGTCGATTCATTGTAGTTCACTCATTAGTTTGTTAGCGCAATAATATGATTCATGAGTTCCTGCATCAGTCCACTGGCCAGTGAGAGAATAAGATAGTGCTTCACCAGATGAAATATACACATTATTGACGTCAGTTATTTCGTACTCACCCCTTTCTGATTTTTGCAAATCTCTAATATAATCAAAGACATTATTATCATAAATGTATATTCCAGTTACACAATAATTGCTTGGGGGTTTTACGGGTTTTTCTACGATTCGAATTACTTTATTCTCAAAGATTTCAGGTACACCAAATCTAGTCGGATCATCAACTTCTTTGAGACAAAGAAGACATGTACTTACACTGTTGTCACGTGAGTCAAATTGAGTTATAATGTCAAGCAAATTATCTTCAAATATGTTGTCACCCAATATTACAACAATATTGTCGTTGTTTGAGAAATTTTCGCAAAGCAGTAAAGCTCCCGCTATTCCGTCAGGCTTATCTTGTACTCTAAATGTGAAGCTACATTTATAATCTCTACCACTTCCCAAAAGTGTTATCATGTCACCCATATGCTCTGTGCCTGTGATAACCATAATGTCAGTGACTCCCGCAGATACTAGCTTATCTACGCTGTGAATTATCATTGGTTTTTGACCAACAGGTAATAAGTGTTTATTTGTCACTTTTGTCAAAGGTGAAAGCCTTGATCCGGTTCCACCTGCAAGGATTATTCCTTTCATTCTGTGTTCCCTTGTATGTCTCTGATCTTTTGTTCATATTCGTGCTGAATTTCTATTTTATTTACTCTTATTTTGAGATCGATTCTATCTTTTTCCACGAGGCGTATTCTTTCACTTTGCATTACAGTGTGCATGACACCCTTATCTAGAACACCAGTTACTAGCGGCAATCTAGTCAGTGTATGTGTTGCATGTCTCTCAAACATGTTGAGAATAGGAATTTCATTGACACCATTGAACAAGGTCATGAGCGTATCAGTTCTCCATATAGTTGGACGAGATGTATAATGCCAATTGTTATAATAGAATGTCTTTGATCCTACATGTATGGGATCTGACCATTTCAATTTTTCGTTAGTCACAGTATTATAGTGTCTTACAGAATCCGGGTTTACACTTTTGGGTGTGTAGGTCGGATCAAATTTTTCAGAGGCACAATAGTCATATGATGGTACTCTGAGACAGTGTATGTTAGTATTCATATCCATAAAATCTAAACAATCTTTTACAAAATCATTATCGTATACATGAAAATCATCATACATGTACATGACATACGGATAACCCTTGTCTTGTGCTAGCTTTGCAGAACAATATATGACTGCAGTGTCATAGTAATTCTTGTCAAAGTGAAGATAATATCGAAAAAGCCCTGATTCTTTTATTTTGTTTGTTACTTCATTCAAAGAATTATTATCAACACTTAGAATGTCACAAGGTTGAGATCTTAGATTTTCTAATGTCGGAAATGTACTGTCAAAAACAGACTGCCTTCTTTTGCTGTTATCTTCATTGATAAAAGATAGATAACCGACTAAAAGTCTATTGTTTTGTTTGGACTTCATTTATCATATCCTTGTATTTAGAAGAGACAGCAGATATAAGAAGATTCTCTCCAGCTTTGTACCCTTTTTTACGTAAGTCAACTCTCATATCTGTAGATGAGCATAGTTGAGTCAGAGAACTCATAACATCGTCTATAGATTCTACAGATATAAACGCGTTATCACCAAATTCATGAAAGCTATTATAATTGCACGCTATTGTGGGAATACCAAAGCATTGAAAATTCGAAAGCTTTTGGTTTGGTTTATAATCTAAAACGTATGTTGTTCTTTTGTTCCTCTCTAGAAATATTATACCTATATCAATTCCTTCTAACATTTCGCAGCATTCTTCTCTAGATGATGGATGGCCTGTAAATAGAGATAATCCCAAGCTTTCAACATGAATTCTAATTTTGTCTAAGCAATCTATCTGATCTGGTAGACCTACATAACCAACTGTCGCCGGTACTCTGTCATCTCGTGTGACTAAATTATATGTTGCAGCATGGTGTGGAATAACGTATACTTTCTGCGACGATGTGATGTGATCTGCTAGTCTATCCTTAGATTTTGTGTTATTGACTATGTAAAAATCAATAAGACCATGCGACAGAGTTGACCAATCGATTTCGTCTGCTTCGGGATTCTTCTTTTGTAGTTTGTGTAATATTGCGACCGGCTGATCAATTATATCAAACCCAATGATATGTCCTCGCTGTCTAAGCTGGTGAGCTAGTCCTGGTTCAAAGCTTCTTACAAACACAATTGTCTTATGAAATCCGGATTGACCTACAAATGATCTTGTATCAGTGTCATAAAAATTGCCTCCTACCGGTGCACACATTTGAATTCCTCTGACTTGACCAGAGGATCTAGCTTTCATACCAATAAATGTTATCAAAGTTTTTCCATCCATGATGATATCATCTCATCAAGCATTGACTCAAATGTGTAGTCTGGTACCCAACCCAGAGTATCTCTAGTAAGCTGAGAATCACCTCTGAGGTACTTCAACTCTTCCGGCCTCATATACTTAGGGTTCTGAGTTACGTACTCTCTATAGTCCATATCCAGCTTAGTAAATACATATTCACACAAGTCTCTAACCGTGTGAGTCTTTCCGGTTGCTACAATAAAGTCAGATGCCTTATCATGATTTGTTATCATGTGCATAGCTCTTACATAGTCTTTTGAATGCCCCCAATCTCTACTTGAATCCATATTTCCCAGTTCTAAATTGTCACGTAAGCCTTTATGAATTTGTACTGCAGTCTTGACAACCTTATTTGTGACAAAATTTGATCCTCTTCGTGGCGACTCATGATTAAAAAGAATCCCATTACAAGCATGAAGTCCGTATGCATGTCTATAGTGTCTAACTAAATTGTAGCCCATAACCTTAGCACAACCGTAAGGACTTACTGGATTCATAGGGGTTGTAAGTCTTTGACACCCGTCATCATCAACTGAGTTTCCAAACATTTCAGACGAGCTAGCTTGATAAAATTTAGCTTCTGGGGCAAACAACCTATATGCTTCTAGCAAATTCAAAACGCCAATTCCGTTAGTCTTGATCGTAAAAGATGGTACATCAAAGCTAATTCTAACGTGACTCATAGCAGCTAAATTATATATTTCATCTGGTTTGACCTCTGACACTATCCTTATAAGTGATGGCGCATCGAGCATATCGCCGTAATATGTTGTAATGTCACTACTTTGCTGTAGATTGTAGATTCTAGTATTCTGATTTTCTGCAACAGACTGGCGTCTCACCATTCCAAAAACATCATAGCCTTGTGATATTAAATATTCTGAAAGGTAACTTCCGTCTTGTCCTGTAATTCCGGTGATTAGTGCTCTCTTTTTTTTCATATTTTTATTACCTTTGTCAATTCGATTTTATGTGATTAGAATTTTTTTCATGCGATTGACAAAATACATAATATTCATTAATTGGAAGATTTTGAAGTTTATTTTTGTACTCTCTATCATCAATAATACATGCGGATCTGGCATAATACACACACGTCGGTATGTCAACGTATCTTATAACAGCTCCTGATTTTTCAAATCGTTTCATCAATTCTGTATCTTCCCCATCTCTGCTGCCTGGTGAATCTCTTTTCCACGACCCATACTTTGTCAAAGCATCGAGTGTATGTGCCATGTTAAGATTATCTGTATTTCCAATATGGTCATATCCAGAATAATCATCTATATCTCGATCGACAATCTTCTCAATCATTCCATCACCCTTACCTATCGTAACATGATAGTACTGTGTGTACATTACATCACATATATGTTTGCTCATTGTTTCCCATATTACCTGTGTATGATTAGGTAGTAGAACATTATCATCATCACAATATGCGATAATGTCAGACTTCGCATTATTTACACCGATATTTTTTCCAACAGAACCTACATTTGGTACATGTGGTTGCTCATTGTTTATAAAACGTATTCTTTTGTCAGATGCAAATTCTTTATAAACACTGAATGCATACGGACAATGATCTGCAACGATTATGTGCTCATATTCATTAAAAGTCTGCAATTGCACTGATTGTATACATCTCCTCAACAAATCCGGGCGGTAGTGAGTAGGTGTGATTATTGTTATTTTTGGAATACTAGATTGTTCTTTCATAATATTCCCCTACAGTAAATTTCTTTGTACTTAGCTTAGAATTTTTTACATAATTTTCGTCGTAATCGTCTGGTAAGATCACTCTAAAGTCAAAACTTACACGACACTTTCCAGATTCATTTTTTTTGTTTCCGTGTCGGCATGTTGAACCCCTGAAATTAAAAATCTCGCCTGGATTCATAATAGCTGGATAATATTCTCTTGTTCCCGGGTCTGTCTCAATATATACAGATGCTGTATCACGAGATCTAGTAAGGGGTATTATAAAGTTTTTTTCAACTATTGGGTGATTATACCCAGGGTCAGAATCTTTATGCCAACCGTACTCTTCTTTAGTGTCTCCTGGATTTCCTCCAACTGCAATATTATCTGGAAATTGAATTCTGAATGATGGGAATGATTGATAAATTAAATCATTTGTTCCCATAATATCAGTCATGACATCTTTTATGAAGCGGTGATAAGCATCAACTAGCTCTGGCCAACCCTCATTTAACTTCTTGTAAAAGAGACTATGTAAAAGAGTATGAGCATCGTTTTCATTTGTGAATAATTCGTTTTTTATCTGATTTATAGAATCTTTGGGAATTATATTGTGTAAATCCTCTAGATTTTCAATATTGAAAAAATCTGTAACTATCTTCACAAACGGGTATTTGACATCATCATACTTGTAATACTTTATTCCGTTTTGATCTTTGACTAAGCGCATTTGTCCTCACTTTCCTTTAAAGACTATAATATATGCAGTACTGTCAAAGATTACGCCTTAATTGTCTATCATCGTCCACTGGGGTGGAATTAGATCATCTATGTGCCAGTCTGACATTTTTTGACCGTACCATGTTTTGGGTGCTATTACGGTTTTGGTTTTATTATTATTGAGATACGCAGCCCACCACGAAAACGTGCTATTTGAAATAATATTGTGGTGCATCATAGACATAAGGTACATATCCATCACATCTGTCTCACCTTCAATAAACACATCTCTATCTGACATTGTCATATTTTCTCTACACCATTCTATGTCATCACTAAAATACACAAATGTGTACATATCACTAAATCTTTCCCGAGATTTTTTCACGTAATCTATAGTTGTAGGTACATATGAATCTTGATTGTTGACATAGTCACCTCGACGAACATGTATGCTAACAGTTGGAAGCTTGGTTAGTATAGAATATTTTTCTCTAAGGTAAGTTACAGTACTGTATGATGGTTTCAAGACTTTCAAGACTTGATCTTGATTATGCTCAAAGTACTTGTATGATTGAAAATCGCCGGCTAGTTCTAGATTCTGCACAATTGGGATCTTACAGAAGCCGGGCTTAAACCAGTTGTGACGATGCTCAACGAATGATTTATCTTCACCGAGATCTAAGTTTCTAAATATAGTTTCTGCATGAACATCATCTTTCAAATCTGGGAAAACTGCTCTATCATTACAGTCAATTGCATGTGATAAAGTTGCGCAAACTTTGAACAATCTGTTCCCTAAGCCTCTATTTTGTGTAGTCGTATTTGGAGAGTCGACTATGACATGTTTAATTTCGCACGTTATCATGGTTCATAAATACTTTTTTAGTTGATAAGTTAGAGTAATTTTTCGAACACCCAGTATCTTCATTCTCAAGAGGCAGTTGATCCATTATCAATATCCCTCTCGCAGCATCTTCGGGTGTCATATACATATGATACCCTATCATTTCAAATTCATCGTCCATATAAGCTTTTGTAAGATCTCTACCGTCATATGACGCTTTCTTGAGCCATCTGTACTCTTCTTCATTATCTGTCAATATTACGCCGCCGCGGCCTATAGGCAGTCGTTTTTTAATTTGAAATGATACTACGTGCAATGTACCGGGAACGTACATGTCTTTTGTAAATCTAACTGCACCATCGACTATAGGATATGGTGATAGATGGTATACACCTGACCATTCGTAATCTTCGAATTGAACTTGACAACCAGCATGCAAAATTTGCATCGGTGTTGAAACATATGTTCGTGAGGGTATTGTGATCACACCCTTGGCATTATAATACTTCAATGCTAAGAACAATCCATTTGAACAACAGTCAACTGTTACTGCATACTTGCTACCAGCAAATTCTGCCAGCTTTTTTTCAAATATATCAACAGCATCTCGTGGATCGTCTAAGTGATATCCAGCTGCACTAAGATCATCTAATTCTGTTCGCTGCCACTCTTTGGGTAGCTTTCCTACAGGCCAAACATTGTATTGCGTTTTTTCTTTCATAACATACCCTCAAATAAAGTTTCCAAATATTTTGTCTTTTTCAATTACGTTCTCAATTACTTCATTATATCGCGTAAATGCACATCGCATACACTTATCAGGCTGAATATCATTTATCAGCTTCATATGATCTTCTGATCCCCACACTCTCATTATTTCCCATGGGTCGGGATAATGACGTGCTAATCTAAAGCCTTTTCTTCCGCGCATGCTAAAGCATATGTGGAACCAACCGTCTGCACCAAAGACACCCGAGAGCGGTGTGGCCTTGCATGAGTCAAATTTGACTACTCTTTTGAAGTTTTTGCCAAACTTGTGTCTTACAGCATACACTTTGAAATTTTCATCTTCTAGTTCATATGCTTTTTCAATGTGTTCCAGTGTTATTTTCATGTATTCATCGATGTCAAAGCCCGGGTTGTTTTCTGGTTTGAGATAGTCTACCACTCCCGGGATATTTTCTAAGCCTGCAGGACGGATGTGCACGCCGTCGCAACCCGTATCTTTTGCTAACTTGGCTATCTTATAAGTTTCTTCATAATTGAATGGATGAATTAGAAATTTTAAGTTAGTATCTAGCTTACTGCCTTTTCTATATTTAGTCTCATTCAAGTGAGTGACATTTTTCACAACTTGCTTGTAGTGGTTTTGCCCTCGCATTCTCTTGTATGTCTCTTCGTTGGTGCCGTCAATACTAATGCCACAAAATCTAGCACCGTTAGTAAGCTCTTCAGCATATCTTTCATCTAATAGAGCTCCATTTGTAATCATTCCGACCTCTATATTATGCTTATGAAGTCTTGGAATCATTTGCAGAGTATCTTTATTAACTAACGGCTCGCCGCCGCCGGCGATACATGTACTTTTTACACCCCAATCTGCATAAAAATCTGCTAACTTAAGTAGGTGACCTGGCGGCATGTTTTCAAATCCCGACTTGTCTCTATAGTCATATGCGTTACAATATATACACCTCTGTTGACATATATTGCTTGGATCAGTATCAACAGCAATTGGTGCTAAAAGATCGCCAGTAGCACAACCTTCTAGTTTGTCCTTGTGAAGTAGTATTTTCCAGTCATTAAATCCGTTATAGTCATTAGACCACTCTTTTGGATTTGCCATTATTACTCCTTATCATCATAGCTAATGCTTATCTTGTTGCCTGTCTTGTTATAAAAGTATACGCTTTCTTTCCCAGGGAAATAAAAAGCCCTCATTAATGTTGTTATGTCTTTTGCTTTGTCTAATTTGCGCCGTCTATAAATTGTAGGCTTTTTAGATTGTGGCTGCGAAGTATAATCGTTTGTTACAATTTTGACAAAGTACTTCTTGAACATTTGATATAAAATATTTTCGCACTTTTCGTAAAGAAAAAGTGCAGTATCATTGTCACCTACATCAAACTTCTCTAGAAAGATAATTGGGCCTTGATCAAGCCCGGGTGTTATTTCATGCAGTGTGACACCGTGTTCTTTTTCACCGTTTATAATAACCCATGTAGCTGACCCTACTCCACCGTAATCTGGTAATATTCCATAGTGAAAATTATAACATCTTCTGTTGACTAGAAATGACTCGGTAAATATCTTGTCATATACTACAGAAAAGACAATGTCTGACTCTTCTATAGAATCTGTCATTGCATAACCCTTGGGGCATGACTCGCGAGCAAACTCTAGACACTTCTTCCCTATGCTTCTATTTGAAGCAATATATATTTTAGTCTCTTGTGTCATCGATGAAAACCTTATCTAGCTCTTGTCCTTGATACGGTCCAGTTTTATACTCATACACGTATGTATTATCCTCCAATATTTCGTATGTATGACCGCCCTCTAGAGTAATACTAGCATCGCCATGGGATAAGTCTGCCTTGTAGAGAAGAGAGTCGTCTGTATCATAAAGATACACCCTAACTTTTCCAGAGATTATTACCCATGACTCTTGTGCAATGCATGTCTCAGGGCCTTGTTTCCATATGTGCCTGTGTGGACGAAATGTCTTCCCTTTGTTCATACTCAATGTGGAAAGCTGTATATACTGATCTCCGTCGACAATGTCGTTTCTAGACACTTCGCCTTCAAATTCATATCTTTTATGTATTATATGAAGTACTTTGCTTGGATTCAGCTTAGAATGAATTTGAATCATTTTGTTATACCTTACTTTTCCATACTAGTGAACAGCCTACAAATCTATCCCAATTATCAAAATCATAAGTTTCATATTCACTAGAAGGCTTTATTTCTTCTTGATATATGTGACAGCATGGGTGATATTCTTCTTTAGTGTCATCAATTAAAACATAGTGAGGATCAGATGTTATAGACATACACATTTCTATGTCACGGAGGAATGATTCTCTTTCGTGATCGCCATCTATAAATGCTAAGTCAAAACCAGATATATTGTGCTTATCCATTGCTAATCGTACGATGTCAGTGTTTGTTTGAACAGATGAAGCAGATGCGGTCTTAAAATCATCTGGTAAGTCAGTTTCTGAAAACCATGATCCGTTTGCGCCGCATGTCTCATATATTCTGTTATGATGTGGGTATACAATAACTTGCTCAACATTCTTAAGATCTAGATCATTGCATGGGTTAATGTCTAGAGTTATGAGTAATCCGTCAGGGCGGTGATTATCAAAATACTTTTGAAATATAGCTGTTGACATATCACCCTTATGTGTGCCTATCTCTAAACAATACTTGGGATTCATCTGAATGAGTGTTTCGTATAACGCGTCTAGATAAAAGCATGTCTTGTTATAATACTCAGGGTATTTTGGGGGCCATGGTAACCTCCACTTTGGGCCTGAGTTGACGGTTCTTGTTTTAAAACCGTGAGATTTTTCATTAATATTCATATTATTCTCCTTACTTTCTTAGCCAAGCTGCTTCTGATATACAATTATCTTTTGCTTCAAATCCGTAGCAGTGATGCTTGAAAAAATCATTCATTTCACGGATTGGAACTTTTTCCGCATCTAACACGTAACTGTAAGCTGTTTGTTCAGAGCATGACCACATCTTAGATTTAAACTCAGGATCTTCTTTGAAGTAAACAATATTGCTGATGTCAACATCTAGCATTTTATATGCAATGTCTATCATTTTATCAACTAGTGGAAGGTAATTTGGGCTTAAGCCAAAGACACCAATATTATACGAGTTGAAGTCTTCTGTGCCAACAACTGCTCTAGCTACGTGTCTTTCTCCCCAATATTCTCGACCATTTGCAATAGGAAACTCAGTCTCCCAAATCAATGCACCTTCAAAGTCAGCAACTTCATCAATCGGCTTAAGACATGTTAGGTCATTGTCTAGTTTTATAATCTTCTCCCCGGGGACTAAATGCTCTTTAAAGTGCATCATTGCAGGATTGAAACAGTACTTATGCTTCTTCCACTCTTCTAATCGATCACTAGAATCGACCAATTCAAGATTTGATGTGGGAACATTATATTGTGATATCTTGTTATTCAATAAATCTACATCATCTGTATTGACAACATAATGTCTACTTGGATTGTGATGCAAAAATGTAGAAATAGATGCTGCAGAGTACTCAAAAATATAATCTTTGTTTCTATATCCTTGCTTCCCCCACAAGCGACCGCTATCTCTCTGTTTGTCTAAATCATAATTGAAAACTAAGCTTACAATTTTCATAGTATATCCTTTTAGTACTGAGTTCTAGTACCACGTATGTTTGGATCAACATTGTATTCTGACAAGATGTCTAAAATTATCCCATTGTGCTGGAAAGTATTCCACTTTCCACGTTGTACAGCTGAAACGATATGTGGGTATGTTGAAGTGCCCCAGTGATATTTTCCTTGCTTGGGCTCATTATTGTAACAATATGCGCCTTTTATCCCTAGTGATCTCATACACCCAGGCCAATCTGCAGCTGGTTCTAAGTGAAGAGGAGATTTAGCTGTTCTGTACAATGACATCATATCACTCTTCTTCCATATTGTTGCCTGCATTTGGAAAGGGAAAGATTTTGGGTTTAGAGTATTTGCATCATATAGGTCATCTTCGATTTTGTGAAGACCAAAGTCAATATCAGTAAAACCGGAGCGTATAAGTCTTATGAAGGAAAAATCTGAGTTTTCTAGAAAATTAATATATCGCTTTAAGCGATCAACGTTTGGTGAATCATACAATATAAAATCTTCTTGTGCATACAGTATATATTTTTGGTCTATTTTCTTTAGCCCAGATGTATACTGAATATAGTACGGATCAGATTCATCATATATCAAGAATGTATTATCTTTAGTGTAGTCCGGACCTGTATCATTTGACAATACGTAACTGGATATATCACCCGGTAGATATTTTTTTACTTGCCCAAAATAGATTGGCCATATATCTTTGCATGCTGTATGTGTATAAGTTAGAAGGGCTAAATCACTTAAGTCTGTGTGTATCTTCATCTATATCCTTCCTCATGATGTCTAGCATATATCTTACACGTGGCTTTCCTGTGTGATACTTGACTGTGTAATCATAACCGGCAATACCGATATCTTTACATTTTTGTTTATTATTAAGCATATCATATATTTTTAACTCAAATTCTTTCATATTTGAGTACTCTATCCAATGCACGTTGTCTGTTGGCTTGTTAGGAAATAGTATCTCTGCGCTTTGTGTAAAGCAGCATGTTTTGTTTCCCATAATTTCCCACGTTCTCATTGAGCTATTTCCAGCACCCCAAGCGTCGACTCCAATATATGCTCTTGATAGACGTTTTCTGTATTCGCTATACGAAACGTTACTTACAAAGTCGACAGTGTAACCTTCTTTCTCCAGTCTTTTGCAAAAATGATATACTTCCCAGCGAAGTCCTGTGTGGAGATGCCCAAATGAGCATACTACGTCAACTGACTTATCACAAAAGTCATCAGACAAATAAGACATCTTGCAGCCTATGTTGAAAGGTATTATTCCTATATCAGCATCTGATTGATAACATTCTCTCTTGAAGTACCAACGACAATAATCATACATAACATCATTAATCCATGGAGTGCCCTTACACCTGCTGGGATTAAATTTTGATTCATAGACTTGCTTAGCAATAGTTCCATTTTTTGCCCATGGTGCTGATACTCTTTCTTTGTCATCAGGGTACCCTGTTGCTGTCCATTCACTTCCGTCAATGTAAGCAGTGATCTCCGGCCTGTTTATTTTGTTTAAAAGATAGTATTTGGGAGGATTGTTGTCTCTTATCTTACCCCACAACACAAAAATAAAGTCTGCTGTTTTAGAATGCTCAATCACATCTTCGTCTGCATACACTCTTCTTACACTGTTACCATAGTCTGTTGCAATTACTTCTACACCCAAATCATACAGACCTTCGATAACAATTGGGACAACTGCATCCATCTTATTGTCTGGTGTTATAGCAATTATCTTCATGCAGAATCTAAAGTGTAGCCTAGCTTCTTAGCATTCTCACCACAGATTCTGATGACTTCAGATATTTCACTGTCTGTGAGTGTGCTATTTATTCTATTCTGCCTTTCTTCTTTTTCTTCAACACATATTTCGCCAGTAACTCTTCTAGAATCGAACATTGAATTTGACTTATTTGACAATTTGAGTGAAGTTGGTTTTAAAAGTGATTTTGTATAACTTATTCCAACGTGCTTAGAAACTTCACGCATAACATCTTCTGTGTTTTCAACTAAATCTTCATATTTCACCAGCTTATACTGTTCTGAAGATGCAGAATTGTCTATAGCTAATTCTAAGCCAGTGTTGATAGAATGTGCAACATGCCTCAAGTTGAATGATTCGTCTCGAGATTCACACAATTTTTTCATACTAGCAACATTGTCAATAGGGTTTCTAAGCACGTGTACATAAGATGCATTAGTAAAGTTTTTACTTATCTGCGAAAAGAATCTTTCATTTTCTGGTGTTTTTTCTACAACACGAAAATCTTTATTGAGCTTATGTGGATATGATAATGCGAACGCTGACGCGGCTACCTTGAATAATGAGAATGGAGCTTCGTCTAGCAGGTTCATAGAAGCCCATTCGTAAGCATCAGTGAACTTCTGATATGCACCTCTATCTTTCCCCAATAGTAGGTATGGGCTGTAACCCGTAGGGCTTATAAGTTTCCCCAGCCAGCGTGATCTTGCCTCGTTGATCATTGTCCTGGATGGCACTGTTGCCTCAGGTGAGTGATGCTTCATCAGATGAGAATCAACTGGGAGTGCTAGTAAGCTATTGTGACCATCTAAGAGACACAACAATAATGAAGTACCGGCCTTCATGTTTCCAAATATAAACACAGGATCGTCCATGTTGCTAGACAAACTAGTTATTTTGTCGACATCAATATTGCTAGAATCAGACTTGCTAACTAAATCTGCAGAAAAATCAGATAGTGAATTCATTAGCTTGATGTATGATTCACCTCTTTTTGGCCATGATTTTTCTCTATTCACTAGAGATGATTCTAATGCACCCATAGTAATGCTACTTGGAAATATTGCGTCGACATCTTCGTCTTCATCCATCCACTCATTTCTATAGGACATCAATTCACTATCTGCTTCTGGAACATTATCTTCCGGGCTCCAGACTTCAGAAAAGGGTGACTGGTTTTTTGGCATGCTGTGTAATGCATCACCCTCTCGTTCAATAAGAACTTGTCCGTAGTCAACCTCTTTATCTTCGCGGCACAAATCATCATGAAATATTCTTCTATCCATGATGATTAGATCTTTAGGTGCATCTATTTCATCAATTGCCTTAGCACATTGTATACCCGGGTCGTTCTTGGTTGGCAAATGATAATCATCAAATAGTAAAAATTTATTGAACTTGTCTTTACAGTTATTCCAGTCAGATTTTACACCCTCGTATGTATGATCTCCGTCAATGTATATCATGTCGAAATTTTCTTTTACTTGAGGCAGAACATTGTTTGATGTTCCTTTTGCGAACTGAATCATTGAAAACCATGATTTGGGAAACACTTGTGTAAGATTTCTAACAAAATCTTCGTCCAAATTTGGATCTATAGTTACAATTTTTCCCTCAATTCCCATATCATGAAATGCCTTAGCAGCACACATAGTTCCATACCCACGACCGAAGCCGATCTCAAGCATAGATGTCAAGTTATATTTTCTTATTAGAGAATATATCAAGATACCTCTTTCATAGTTTGGCCTGAAGAAACACCCATGGGTTTTGAAGTAAGGATGACTAGCTTCTCTTTGCTTTTTTGCTGTAAATTCTCCTATGTAGTCGAAGTCACCCAAAGCTAAGTCTTCAAGGTTTATGTTCAATTCAGATAATTTATCTCTAATGTGTATATGTCTCATTATAATACTCTCACTATGTTTGTACTCTGTCGTAATCATCTTCTAGCCTGACGATGTCATCTTCACCGAAATAGGCACCTAATTGTACTTCAATTAGGTCTAGATTCTTGTTTCCTGTATTTCTAATTCTATGTTTAGACAGGGCGGGTATTTGGACAATCTTTCCAGGTGATACGTCTATTTCATGCCCGTCTAGAATTACTTTTCCTATGCCTGATAAAAATACCCACACTTCAGATCTATGATGGTGATATTGGTAGCTTAACTGTTGTCCCGGTAGCACTGATATTCTTTTAACTTTGCAGTCATCTGGGTCGTGCAAAACAGTATACGTTCCCCATGGACGCTGATTAGTCATTGCTAGTGCTCATGAGCTTTTCAAACATTGTAACAAACGGCATAAATCCGGTAGGCATAGAGTATTGGGACACACTTTCATATGCATATTCTACATCAGGCTTAGCCATTTTTACATTTCCGGGTTGAAATATTGAACCTGGGCTTAGAATTATATCAGATATTCCTACATCTGTTGACACAATTGGTGTTTTTGTAAGTGCACATTCAACAATTGATTGTGGTCCACCTTCAAACCTTGCTGCAACAATGTATAGATCTAAAATATTATAAAATGTATTGATGTCAGACATCGGCGGAAGCTCAGAATAGTAATACGGAATATTAGCATCTTTCAATCTTCGAATGACATACTGACGTCGCCACCCTGCTAGAAGCACACGAACCTCTACATTCTTTGTCTTGTAGAAGTCTCTAAGCTCTTCAACAGCATCACAAAAAAGATCTGGACCTTTTTCTAATTTGGGACTCTTAAGATCATGGCCCTCTGTGTCTCTCTGGAACGATCCTATAAGGAAACAATTGTCAGAAATACCATATTGAGTTCGTATATCTTGACGTAACTTTTTAGATAACCCCTTCCATATGTTTTGATTTACCCAAAAAGGCTGGACCCATATGGGCTTTTTGGTATACGGTAATATTTGCTCTTTTGTTTTCTCACATGGGACATGATATAAATCGACGTACTTGTCTCTTTCTAGAAAATCTTCTTTCTGCTGTTTATCAAATTTGTTAGGTACAATATGGTGAACAGATGCAACAACTTTTTTTTGTATGAGTAGATTGGGACTTACTTTATTCCAGCACCAGTCAGCCAACAACCAAATGACACTCGAGTCTTCTATAGATGTTGATGTAGGGTAGGGTTGTGCCTGATTCCACTCAGTTACAAATCTATCACATATCCAGTCTTCTTTAGGTGCTAGTACAAATACGCTCATATTCTTTCGCAATAGTGTTTATGTTGAGATAATCGCAAGATACATCGATGGTTGGCAAGTCTGTAATTTTAGATATATCTAATTTATAGGGAGAATCATAGTCTAGAAGCTCATACTTGTACTCTTTATCTTCTTGGATAATCAATCCGTTATTTTTTACTATTTCTTTTGTGCCCCCTGAAGAAGAGCATATAACAGGACACTGCTGTGATAAAGACTCAACAACAACATTTGGACAGTGATCTAACCAAGCTAAGTGTATCATCCAGTCTGCTGCTGAATATATTTCTAGACATAAGCTGTGTGGAACTGAGCCTGCGTAGTATATACTAGAATTATCTACTATATGATCAGGGTTATTGCCTAACACAATGAGTCCTGAATTTTCATACTTTGAGTTCTTTTTGAGATTCAGAAATAGATCTATATTTTCTCTTAGGCGCTTTTGTCGATGCCAATTGGCAGAACAAACAAATAGGTAGTCATATTTCTTTCTAAGTTTTAGTAAATTTTCATTAGAGGGTATCGATCGCTCAATAGCAATTCCATTTCTTATCACTGAGCCGACCCGGGCGCCCCAGTGATACTCTGTCATTTTTTTATCAAACTCAGACTGCCATATGATGTGATCAAAATTATCGTATGCCCACTTGATATGTTGATTCTTGATATAAAACTCATCTGGCTTGAACCAAATTCCGTCTAGACGCTGAATTGTTTTGGCATTTGGGCGTGGAATAGTAACCGGCTCAATAAATGCTAGCAAAGAATCATACTGATCACTAGCTGGTACTAGCTCGTGGCCAAATGACATCAACTCGCTAGCTAGTCTTGCAGCAAATGTATTGGGTCCCGTGGACGAAGAAAAATTGACATTAGAAAAATGAATATTCACTAATTCACCATTGATTCAATTATATTGTAGTATTGTGATACACATCTATCAATATTCATAAATTCGGTGTCAATTTTTGATACATAGGATTTATAATCTTTGACAATAATATCGATAGCATTAAGAAACTGATGAAATGTCTCGTACTCTTCGCCATGCTGTTTGCATAGCTCTTTTATTCCCCCTGTATCAGTGTGATATATAACAGGCATTCCTGACGCAGCGCCTTCAATATGATGCATTCCGCACGGCTCAAATTTGCTAGCTGTAACATATATGTCATGCTTTCTTAGTTCATTACCGAGTGATGCTCCGGAAAGCGGGCCAACAATTGATGTAGCGCTTGGAGAGTAGGTTTTATTATACCTACCTACATACGTAAATTCAAAGTCGTCATTGTCTTGAAGATAACGATCTATCTCTGTATACAAATCAAACCCCTTCATCCAGTTGTCAGACCAGTGATGTGTTACTAATTTCGGTTTATGTGTAACTATTTTTCTGTTACCTGGATAGAAATGATCTGCATTGCAGCCATTATAAATTACATGATAATCTTTGTCGTAACCGGCGTTCACAAAATAGTCTGCCAACCACTGGCTTATAAAAACTACTTCGTCAGAAATATTTGCTGAGTCTAGTAAAATCTTATCGATAAAGCTAGTATCTTTTCTTTTGTCGCATTCATTTACTCTGTGTAGTATTTTAGTTTCTGGATGCGCTGATTTATATCTAGAAACATGCTCAATTGAGTATCCTATGTCACCAGGCCGAGGATCCATCAAAAATATTATGTCAATATTTTCCTCAAGATTGAAAGTAACTTCATGATCATGATTGACAAGATGTTTGACCATAGCAGATAAAAATTGATTGCCGCCGCCGTACGGTTCATCTCGAGGGACTCTATTGAAGAATACTTTCATGAAATAAAACCTCGTGTCCGGAGAAATTCACCCTCGGACTTCTGAAATTTGGCATCATCTGACTGGAATGTATTTGGGCTCATGTCTATAGAGTAGTGATATGCAACTATTGGCTCATAATGCCAATTGCCGGCGGCTTGATGTAATACTGGCAAGTATATTGTTTGATCACCTATCCTCTTGAAGTAATCTCCATCTGGACCTCTAAAGTTTTCATCTTTTACGTCTTCAATGATTCTTTTTCTAAACGTTTTAAGATGTGAAGAGACCCATTGATGTTTGTATGGATCTGCGGTTGTCGGCAATGACCGGGATATATTATTGTGTGTATAATCCCATCGATGTGCTGTCCAAATTGCGTCATAATTTTTCTGCTGGTATCGATTGTTAATGATACTGAGCGCATCACAGTCACAAAGCCAGTCATCGCCGTCTAGCCTACAAATAATGTCATTCGAATCACATTCTTTCAAAGACTCAACAATATTCTTCACTTCCCAGTGCTTTTCACTATTAACTGTTAGCGATATTTTATCATCAGGGATAGCTAGCTGCTGCTTGATAAGGTTGACCATATCAGGAGTTCTATCTGTTGAACAGTCATCACGAATTATAATCTTCCAGTTTTCATGAGTTTGAAACCAAACTGACATTATACTTCTGGCAATTGTAGCTTCGGCATTGAATGCCGGCATTATGAAAACAAATCGATTATCCTTCATTAGTGCTCTCTTGAGTGCGACCCAGCCATGACCATATATACTTTGGGTGATCTGATTTGAGTGTTACATGGGGGTTGGGTTTCGAAAAATCGATTGGAGTGTGAAATACCCAGCCGCCTGTTTTATCACGAAGTGCTTCTGATAGACTTTGAATGTCATCATCTGATACTTCTGACCATGGTTTTTGAAAAAACATGTTATTCTCTGCTGTATCTTCTTGTTCAATATTGTACAGACTTTGCCAATGTTGTGACCAGTAGTCTCTGTATGTCTTAATCTTTCTAGTTAAATCAAACCATGAGTAATGATGCACTGTCGGAAGTAAATCAACACATCTTTCAAACCACTTAGAATAATTTGTATGTGATACCGTGTCTCCCTCTAATGCCTTGATCTTGCAATTGTGAGCTTCAGTATTGTAGAAAGTAGCATGAGGAATTGGGTCATATGTATTAGAATCTATGTAGTCACATCCGTCTGTGCCTGGTTGAGCATATAGTGAACCATCTTCATCTTTAAGTCTCAGTGCACCTGGGATTCCGTGTGTAATGTGAGGCATATTTCTGCTTATCCTCCACTTCCATGGATTGATATCCATCCTGACTTTTTCTTCTCCTCCCCAGTATTCTACAACTGGAAGACAAACAATGTCAATATTGCCCGGAAATGATATCATCAGATTCTTGATCTTTTGAAAATCATTCTCATGAACTATTTCGTCTGCATCTTGCTGCCAGCAAAAATCCATACTGCATTTATCTCGTGCTAGTGCTTTGTTCGCGCCATCGTAAACTGCGAATCTTGGGTGCGACCAGTCTCTCTTGACTTGATGCGCATGTAAATTGTCTTCTTTGCTTGACCAATCTAGAAGTTTTTCCCATGTGCCATCTTTAGAGCCGCCATCCATAACTACGACTTCATCACAAAAGCCCAACATCGACTCAATAGAAGCTTGCCATGGATAATTATTTTTATCACAGTCTAGAGTAGTTATATAGCCGCTAAGTGTTGGGCACCATTCCATATCTGATTTTATGCCGCCCCAGAATCTGTCTCTAGCTGCGTAAAGATAAGCCTCAGTGTCAAATTCATCAGATGTGTCAAACCATATCTCATCTTTATGCTCAACAAAATCATTGATGTGTAATTTACAACCCAATAATTTAGCTTCTATTACCATTCTGGGGCAGGTGTCACCGCCCTTAGGTAGATAGACAAAACCTTCAGATTTTGCCAAAGTTTCTAGAACATACTCGTAGGGTGTGTCCCAAAGTATCTGATAATCTTTATTATTATCTTCGCACCACTGTTTAGCATCATCTGCTCCCTTAATCCAGCTAGCTGATCCTAAAACGACCCACCCCTTTCTCTCAATGTCTTTGTTTTTCTTCTTGAGGAGTTTGAGTGCTAAGAAAAATTTATCATCAAAGACAGAACTTAGAACTACATTGTTGACTTCAGATAGGAACGGAAAGTATTCGTGATATCTCTCCATTTGTTTTTCTGACATCCACCAAAGTGATTTAGCACCGTAAAAGAAAGCTGATATCATCTTTCCATTTATCTGATCAACACAGTCACAATCAGAATTCTCTAACGCATAATGTTTTTCCGGAGATCTGTACTTGCAGAATTTATAATCATACTCTAAAATAGAGTATCTGATATTTGCGCAGATAGTTGGAATTAATTCCATATTCAAAGAAGCAAAATTTCCGAATATCCAATGACAATTCTGAGCTTCTTCTAGAAGCCTGAGATCTACATCACGAGCATGTAACTTAAAAACTTCAAACGGAGAGGCTTCTATTAGTGCCTCAGATGTCAATTCTGCTCCCCCTACGTAGTCTTCAACAAACATGTCTGAGACGAATATTATTTTTGCAGATTCAGGCACAGTTATTAGTTTACGCTGCTCTGAATCAAATGGGCTGTTACCAAACATATAATTTCCTCACAATTCTATCTTAAGAGAATTCTATTAAAGAAATTACGTACGATTTGAGTAGTGTTCAATTATAATTTGTATTATAATTCTGAAATTATAATTTATACAATTGCTGAAATTGATCTTATCTTTAAAACATCTTAAGAATTCTCAATTAAAACAATTACTCAATTAAAACAATTACTTAAATTAAACAATTACTTAAATTAAACAATTACTTAAATTAAACAATTACTTAAATTCTCTAATTACTTAAATTCTCTAATTACTTAATTAAACAATTACTTAATTAAACAATTACTTAATTAAATGAATAAGATGAGGTAAAGGTGATTTATCAGATCTGAACGTTACGTAAAAGTGGGAAAGTCACGGTTTAAATAAAGTTGAGATAATTAAGTACTAACCTGCGTGGTATGTGCATGCTAAAAGATAAGATTTGTAACCCAATACTGGATCGATCGAAACGTCTAAAAAATCAATAGTTTCAGTCGACTTAGCTACCGTGTAATTGTGTAATATGTCATCATCTTGCAGCATTCCATGGCCAGGTCGAGCACTACTGCATATGTAATCACCAGCTTCTATATTACCACCTGAATCTGTTACTAAAATCTGTCCTTCTCCTAATGCATTGTATATGTGTGTCATTCCGGAAATTTCAGTCTTCGTTGACCACTCACCGCGATAAACACCAACAACTGACTTGTCTTTTTCAGAGGTAGTCTCAGTCGTCTCAACCCACGCATTTGACAAGCCGCTTCGGTATATTACATTTCCTGTCGACTTAAGTATAGAGCCGCTTACTGGAACGTTATTGTTTAGTAATTGTGTAGGATGCTGTCCGGTAAATGTACTGTAAGCAACCTCAGAATTAATAGATCCCAATATTGTTCCATTACACGTAAATTCAATAAAATAATTGTTAGACAAAAACGATGAATCCCCAGAATCAATTTCTAATATTGCTTGATCAGCAGACAGTGAAGTATCACCACTCTCAAATTTAATCATTGGTGATGTATGTGAGGTACTTCCAAATACATGAAATAAAGATGTCGGCGCAGTAGATCCTATTCCCACCTTACCGTCTGTTTGAATTCTGAATCTAGACGTCGACGCGTATTTACAATTTAGAAGATCAGCAGTTGAAGAGTCATTAACTAATTCTAGGGTAGTAGTCCCTGTTGCACTACCATGGTCTTGATGTATTTTTGCTATAGAGCGAGTGCTAGTTGAACTAGAATTTGATTTGACATATAATGCATTGCCAGATGTTAGCGAGTCACCAACAATCGATACAACTTTTTGACTAGTGGAGTCACTTGTAGCCCTAAATGCAATACTATTAGTGTCTTGATAGAGCTCTATTTTGGCAGACGGCGTTGTGTCACCAATTCCCACCCACCCGGTGGTGCCGTCTAATCTCATAACTTCTGTAGACACACCGCCGTCATTGACCTTGAAAATAATATCTTTATTCGACGTTTCATTCTCAATTGTCCATTCACCCGCACTGTTCGAAAACTTAAGTGGGTAATTCGCACCGGTCTGAAAATATATTTGCGAGCCACCGGCATCAATATAAACGTCAGCTGAACAGTCTAGAGTAAAATCTCCCGTGATGTCAACTTCTGGCGTGCTATCTAGATTGAAAACAAAACGTGATGTTCCACCGTCTTTAAATGTAATCTGACCACCATCAGCATCTAGTACAATGTCACCATCAATATCTAGGGTTAGATGTCCTAACTCTCCGTCGTTGTCTACAGTAGAAATTGTAGTAGCTGCGTTAGCTGTAACTAGAAATTTCAAATAGTCAGAAGATGTTACATCGTCATATATTACAAACGATGTATTATCCATGTCAAATAGAAACTGTGACGCTCCACCATCTTTCATGTGAATTTGCCCGCCATCTGCATCTAATACAATGTCACCTGAACAGTCTAGTGTAAAAGTACTACCAGTAATAGCTATTTCTGGCGTTGCGTCTAGCGTAAAATCAAATCTAGTTGTGCCAGTTTCTTTGAATGTGATGTTACTGCCGGCGGCATCTAATACAATGTCACCTGAACAGTCGATTGTGAAATCTCCTGTAACGTCAAGCTCCGGAGTTGAGTCTAAATTGAAGGTAAATCTAGTAGAACCTGCATCTTTGAAGTATATCTGATCTCCAGCAGCATCTAGTATAATGTCACCTGCAACATCTAGTGTAAGACTCCCTGATGAGAGATCAATCTCAGTACCGTCAATTGTAATATTATCAACGACTATTGCCATTATTCATCTCCTTCTAGTAATTCAAGCATCATTTTATATCTTTTTCCAGTAAGATTATTGACAACAGTTAACATGTTTTCTTCCTCAACAATTGTCCAATCACCTCTATCATTTTTGAGGTGGAGGTCACCTGTATATATATTTGCCCATCGATATGTTGAAGAACCTAAATCAAATGTAGCATCCTGAGTAGGTAATAATGTCCCTCGAACATTTACATTACCGGGAGTTCCTGAAGTTCCTGCTAGTAAGTTTAGCTGACCACTAGCATTGTTATTAACGATATCTATTGCAGTTGATGCCGACGAATGAAGATATCTTGTTGAGCCACCAAGTTCGAAGTTAGCTCCAGCTATTACTCTAACAGCTTGAGTATCACCCTTGAGTCGTAATACCTCTTGCCCTTCACCACCACCATCTGAATCATTTACTCTAAACCTAATGTCTTTATCAGCTACTTTTTGATCAATGTTGAAGTGATTTGCTGCACTAGCTTTCATTTCTAGTACAGTGTTGTTTGCTGCACCAATATGACCAAATGATCCAGTCCCTATATAAGCTGCACCAGATAAAACAACATCACCACCAAATACTGCAGTTCCTGAAACAACAGTACTGCCTTTCTTTCCTACTGCACCAGATACAAAGAAATATACATCGTCACCATACATGTTTGTATAATTTCCATCTGTATCAAACGAAACAGATCCTGTTGTTCTTATCATTGATCTAAGCGAATCATGCTGTATGAAGAAAGCAGCTGTTGTATTTGTAGTCGACGAAGCCAGATCAGATAAAGATTTAGCTGTTACTACATTACCGTCATCAAACATCAAATCATCAGAGCTTCTATACATTCTCGCAGTAGCATCACCAAATCTATAAGATCCTGCAGAACTTATATCCAAGTTTGTAACAGAAGAAAAGTCTGCGCTACCCCCAAGTTTGAGTGATCCTGAAATCATCACGTCACCACCAAATAGCGATGTCCCACGTACTGATGATCCCTGAGATGATGATGTCCCAGAAACATAAAAATTGATATCAGCTCCGGAGCTTTCATCTACTGTAGATGCACCTCCTGACATAAATAATATTTGTGTTCCCGATATGTGAAGCTTATTACTAGCAGACCATATAGCATTTTCACCTATACTGTCACCATCATAATCTGTACCGCCCAATATAATTTTACTTGAATCAGCTATTCTCAAAGTATCAGCGCTGGTATCAAGTCTAAAGACTTCATCGCCACCAGCACCTTTGAATATGAGATCTTTATTGCTTACTTGCGGTTGAAAGACAATATCAGAAGAACTATTTGATATTTTCAGTATGCTGGTTCCGTCATCTTTGAGTTCTAGATCACCGCCACCTGCATCTATAATGGCATCGCCAACAACATCCCAAGTTGCACTTGTTGTACTATTCGCTGTAAATCTAAATGACTCAGTCCCAGAGGGATCAAATATATAGTCATTCCCCGCAGCGTCCAGTTTCATGTCGCCAGCTACATTGATCTTCATGTCAGTTTCAGCGTTTGCAGTAAATCTAAATGACTCAGTCCCGCCAGGATTGAAAATATAGTCATTCCCAGCAGCATCAAACTTTATGTCTCCGGGGGCGTCTAAAGTAATATCAGTACTGCCGTTAATGACAAAGTCTAGTGCAGTAGTACTTCCAGTGATGAACGTAATATTATTTCCACCCGAGGAAAGCTTAATGTCACCTGCAGACTCAATAGTCAAGTCTGTTCCATCACTTACAATGCTCTCACCAGTATCTGCAAATTCTATCTTTCTGTTGGATCCCATCTTAAGCGATTTAGCAGATGAGTCAATTCTAAAAACTTCTGCTTCGTCGTCGCCGTTGAAAATAATATCTTTAGTATCTATTGAAGATGTAAGAATTACGCTCCCACCAGATTGCTGAAATCTTAAGAATGTTGTTCCGCCGTCCTGTAGATCGATCTTACCACCGTCAGCATCTAAATTGATGTTCCCTGGTGCGTCTAGCGTAATCTCTGTTGTACTGTTCATCACAATATCTAATACTGTATTACTTCCATCCTTGAGTGTAACGTTGTCCCCGTCAGCATCAAGTATGATATCCCCTGTTGCGTCTATGTGAGCATCACCTGCGGTTGTAAAAGTAAGATTATCTGAAGCAACGTCGATATAGTGATTAGTCCCAGTTAACTGCAATTGACTAGCACGAAATTTAGTCAAATACATGTCTGCCAAAGTAGTCACAGTTCCATCTGTGATGTCCTTTGTTCCCACACCCCACGTATCATCTGCAACTCTTCCAAAAACTAAAGCTTTGTCAGCTGAGCTTGATCCAGAAGCAATGGCAATTCCGCCATTAGAGTTTGTAGATGTAGTCCCTGACGCCAGCAGAATCACAGGATCTTCAATTAGTAAGTTAGTAGAGTCTAAAGTAGTTGTTGACCCCTGAACTGTAAGTGTTCCCTCAATTGTAGTATTGCCGGCAAATGTAGCATTAGCACCAGAAAATGTTATTGCTGTGGTAGAAGAAGCACTACTTTTGACAACTAGTTCTCCACCTGTCTGTGTAAGCCTACCATATTCAGTTCCGGCTTCTTTCAGTACAACATCCGCGCCGTCAGTATCTAAAAATATATCACCTTCTGAGTCTATAGTAACTGTGCCACCAGATATTGTAAGCGCAGAGCCATCGCCCTCAATCTTTTCGCCATCATCTCCAAACGTAAGACCGATACTCGCGGGAATATTGATATCACCAGCATCTGTTACGCCTATATGAACGTCTGTACCATCGCCGTATATGTAAGCATTTGAGTCTGCAAACATAATCTTCTTGGATGAAGCCATCAATAGACCCGTTTGTGATGTGTCAAATCTAGCAATCTCTACGCTAGACCCCCCGGTTGATCCTTTGAAAATAATATCAGCGTCAGAAACAGAAGCTGACATAATCACACTTGATGATGAATTAGTGAAGTGCAGAAGATCTGTGCCGCCGTCCTTGAATATAATATCCGCAGAATCAGCATCTAAGATAATGTCACCGTCTGCATCTAAAGTAATGTGTCCGGCAGCTGCAGAGTTGTCAGTTGAGGCAATTGTTAGTGCGCCGCTAGATGTAACATCAAATGTAGCATACCCACCGTCAACACTATCGTAGCCAAGCTTAAGCTGTGATCCAGTCTCTATTAGATCTAACTTATATACAGGACTATCATTATTAATACCAATAGATTCTCTGCTAGCATCAACAAATAACAAGTGTGTATTAGTGTCACCTTCTGATCTGAAATCTCCCGAAGTAGCACCCTCTTCATTAATGACTAGTGATGACGGCGAAAATGTTCCCGTTACATAAAAGTTACCAGAAACAGCAAGATCAGCTTCTACAGCATATTCTGCTAATCCTGTCGGTATCTCTAGTCTTAGATTATTAGATGCATCAATAGTCCACTGTGCATAAGCACTGCCAGATGTGGGCCCACCATACTCTAATCGTAAGTGAGCATCAGATCCTGAATGTGCAACATGCAGTTTAGCAGCCGGCTCACTGCTACCAATACCGACTCTGTCTGTCGAAGCATTAACAAATATAGCATGTTCATCTGAGGTGCCCTCAACTTGAAAATTGATAGTACTGCCAGAGGGGTTGAAAACAACTCTATCATTACTACCTGATAACTCGTCGAAATCAACAAAGTGCGCGCCTCCCGCATGCATACTAATGTTATCTGGAGAGAATCTAATGTTTGTGTCTGAATCATCATTGTGATAAAGATATTCATCTAGGCCAATATCTCCAACAACATCGAGTGTATAAGTTGGTGATGCTGTACCAATTCCAACTTTATCAGCAGAAACATCAACAAATAATAAGTTTGTAGTAGAATCACCCTTTACTTGAAAGTCTGCTGTTGATCCTGCATCTGTGTTGAATACAGCAGCACCTGAAACTAGTAGCTTATTTGGAACACGTAAATTACCCACAACAGATTCGTCTACTTCAATGACACTCCGCTCGGCATATAAAGTACCTGAAACGACAACATCACCTGAAAACAGCACTGTTGATCCGTCATTTCTATTTCCGTCATACTCTTCACTAGAGCTGCCAGAAATTAGTAACCAAACGTCATTACCAACACCGGTATTTGAGCTAGAAAGCTCACCGTCATAATTTGCTGCATTAGAAGAAGAGTATATTTGGGTAAGACCACCCTCACCAATAATCTTGGTAACTCTTATCTGATCTGATCTAAAATCCTTAGCCATTGATTAATCTCCGAACTATCCTCGTAGCCTTGTGCCCCAGGCAGTGTAATTTATGGCCGATCCAGAAACACTAGTTCCCATGATGACAGACCATTGCCCGCTTGTTTTTGTTGATGATACAATAAACGCATTAGTATTGTCATCATCTTGCATAAAACCCCCACCACTTCCTGGGTCTGTGTTATGAAGAGATCCAGATGACCCTATGTGAGTCCCTGATGTAACTACACAAACTATAGGCGTTTCATTATATTCTCCACCCAAGCTAACTGTTACAAACCCTGTGGAATCACATATCGCAGTACCCGACTCAGCAGAATATGTTAGTAGTCTTGGCATTCTTTATCCAATCACATTAATTGCTTGACAGTGAACCAATCCGCTGAAATTGCTAGAAAATCTGATTGTTGCTTTAGAAGTTGACACCTCTGCTACATAACAATTAATATTTGCCTGATTTCCAGAAGAAGTATTTCCACTAGTACCGACTACAGTCACTGTAACTGTGGGTTCTGAATTGAATGTCTCGTCAAATTCCCAATCAACTGTACTTTGATCTGAGACAGTCAATTGTTTCACTTCAATTTCAACAGACTTGTCCGAAAACAATTGACGTCTAACAGGGTGTCTAGTATACGGATAGCGCTTTTGATATCTATTACCGTCTCTAACACGCATTCTTACTGATGCCATAACATACTCCAATATTTATTGATAAGTATGCACTTCGTACTATGAGATTAGAGTTTCAGTGACGCTAGTGTCGCTAGATCAGATCTTTCACCCTTACTTAAGTTGACATGAGCTGTTAATTTACTACCGGCCAACTTCTTAGAAACAACTGACAAACCATTGGATCGCTTGTCAATATAGGGTGTATCGATCTGGTCAGTATCGCCTAACAAAACAATTTTTGAATCTTTTCCTACTCGTGTTATGACAGTTTTGAGTTCATGAATTGTTGCATTTTGTGCTTCGTCAACAATTATAAAAGAATTATTAAACGTTCTCCCTCTAATATAACTTAACGGAGCGATATCGATTTGACCCTTTTCTATCATAATATTGAAATATGATATGTCTTTATATGTGTGTCTAAAGTTATCAATAAGCGGCATAATCCACGGGTGCATCTTTTCATTCATATCACCAGGTAAGAAACCCATCTCTCTGCCTACGGGCTGAATTGATCTGGTGAAGACTATTCTATCATATTGTTTTTTATGGAGTGCGTCCAACGCAGACGCCAATGTCAAGAACGTTTTGCCAGAGCCCGCGATACCTGTTAAGCAAACTAAGTCAATATCTAAATCACTTAGTGCATGCATAGCAAATGTTTGTTCTTTGTTTTTGGGTGTAATGCTAGTCACATCACCATGTACGCTATCTTTAATTTTATGAATCTTTTTATTTTTATAGACACACAGCGCTGACTTGTTTGAACATGACTTGGCAACAACATAGCAATTTTCGAATAAATTGTTATCATTGCTGTCACCTAAAACAATACTTCCATCTGAAAATATTCTGTCGATCTGACTGTCACTAAGCTGCAATTCGCATACACCCGTTTTCTCTTCAGTTGTTTCTATAGAAATATGATCCTTGTAGTAATCTTCTGCAGCAATTCCGAGCGCATCACATTTTACTCTAAGATTTATATCTTTTGTAATGACCTTAATAGTTGAGCCAGACTCAACTTTAAGCTTTAGAGCTGTTGATATAATTCTGTTATCACCAAATGTAATATCCAGTCCCAGATCAAGCCCTGGTTTGACAAAGTCTTGTGTCATAACCCTTATAGTTTGATCTGTTTCTACTATGTGAACACCCACATCCAGTCTTCCCAAACCTCTTAGATCGTCTAGATATCTATTGACATGTCTAGCTGACTCACCTAATATACCCTGCTTGTCTTTAAATCTATCGAGTTCATCTAAGACGACAAAGGGCAAAATAACATCGTTACCCGGAAATGAATGAATTGAATTTTTATCATATAAAAGTACTGATGTATCTAAAATTAAAGACTTTCTCACGTTTAAACTGCTCCTGAACTACTAGTGTTTTATGTACATATTTCTATTCGACGATATTATATTTCTACTAAGTAGGAAATGATTATATGAATAACACAGCGACAAACCCCATTTTAGACAGTAATAATATAGTTGAAGGTACAACATGTTTTCATGAACATGATAAGCTAAATATTTCATGCAAGAAAGCATCTTGTAAATATTGGATAGATAGCAAAGACAGTAATAACTGCTCTATGATAGCAGCCAGACACGGCCCGATGACTTTACAAGAAATAGGCGATATATTCGGTGTGACTAGAATGAGAGTGTGCCAAATAGAAAAAGCTGTAATTCAAAAGCTAGCAGTCAAGACCGGAAAAATATCAGATTTATGATTCAATGCCGCCAAGTAATGTAATAGCTATTAGTCCCGGAACGGATTCATTAACATAGATTCCTGAGAATAATGTCTCAGTTCTGCCACCGACATATGAAAGAGCTGCTTCTAATTTTTTGCTAACCACTGGATCATTTGCCATGTTAGATGTAACTACTAGTAACATAGCTCCAGTAGCTATCGATCCTCGTGGGGCAGAACACGGCGATGATTTGATACAACCCTGAAATAAGGAAGATCCTAAGTCTCTAATGTTAGTATCTCTAGCTATAGTACTACCCACAACCATTCTTCCTGGTGTACCCAAACATCGTTCTAAGTCTTTAGTGTCAAATGATTGAATAGGCGAACTTTCTGATGAGAGTTTAAATATTTGCGCCATTAACTTAGCAAAATTTCTATTAGCAGACGGATACAAATCAAGCATCCCTACCTTGCCTCTGAGCAATTGAAGTTGTCGTTCATTGTCAATTACAATATGGGGATGTCTAGAAACATCTTCGATTGTAGATTTATAATTTGATGATATCGTAGGATTTAGTAGTTCTTGAGCAGATGGTTTTGTTATAACATAGACAACCTTCCCAGTTGATTCACATGATTTTAGGTGTCTATCAATAGAATTGTGTAGTGTTGAACACGCACTACCTGTACCACCTCCGCCACCCGCTAGAACAAATACCCAATCAACCGGCCCAATTCGTGTTCTAAGCGCGTCTTCTAATAGAGTACTATTTTCCTTGAGCACTTGACGACCCACATCTATATCTTTTCCCACACCGTCAGCACCAGGCATAAGTAAAAAGTTTTCGGGCGCTACACCTGCAGGCTGATCTTTGACTGTTGTATTTACCAATATTGTTTTCGAAAATCCTAAATCTAGAAATGCTTTAGCTAATTTACCACCACCTCCGCCAACACCAATAAATGCACACTTAATAGCACAAGCAGATGAATTCTCAGGTAACATCCGTTCATCTGCTTCTACGGGATCATCGTCATATGCTTCGACAAAGTCAAACCCAAGATCATCCGCAGGGTTTATGTAAGTGTCTTCTTTTGTATCTTCTTGTCCAGCCATTTCTTTTTCCTTGTCGTTTATAACTAAGCTATTATGTGTCTCTATAACATTGTTGATGATCTTGGGTTTGGTTACAACTGCATTGCTTCTTTTTGAAAACAAACTTTTTGTTGATGAAGCCAATGATATTGAATCCTGATCTAATGCTGACGACTATAAATATGTCTATACGATAATACTAACTAGCCTAAAATTGCGGTAAAATCCACTACTCTGGATGTCTATGCATATATCAAGCAACTGATGATCATCAATTTGAACCCACAAATCTCTATTTTTAAAAATGGTGGAGACGAGGAGAGTCGAACTCCTGTCCAAGATAACGTTAAATTCAAGTCATTCACAAGTTTATTTAGCTTATTCCCAAACTAAAAAGGTAGCAACAAAATTCCCATTCCTATGTTGCCTCGGATTCCACCTGTTTCCAGGGTAACCATTTTTGATTTGTTATTTTCATAGGATCTCTACCTATTATTCAATATTGGGTAATAAGGTTATTGAAAACCCCACTACTAAGCTGCTAGAGCTACGTTGTAGAAATTATTGTTATTAGCAATTATTTTTTTGATAAATCTTTTAGCTCGAATCATCATTAGAGCACTTGCACTATCCTTCTAGACTACCCTGTCGAAACCGGTGCGTCCCCTTAATCTTGTTGTCAAGCTAGTCTGCTTTTCTAGACTTTTCTTCTACAATAGTTAGTTTGACTAATTCAGCTGTAGTATTTTTGAGTAAGCGCAGACCCTTTCTTGCACGAACACCTGCAGATGCATTACCGCTAGCGTTTTTGTGTACATCTAGATCAATTGATTCAACCAGCACTTTAATTTCGTCCCAGCTCTCTAGTATTTTTGACATATTAACCTCCTATGTCTCTGTGATAATTATGTTTTTGTGATTGTCTTTGTTTTGAAGCGACTGAGAAATTTCTACCAGACTGAGTAAAGAATCTCTATTTTCTAGTTCCATTGCTAAGAATTCAATAATCTTAAGAATTTGTATTTGTGTAATTCCATAGTTCATGATCTCAGCGACAATTTGACGAGAAACAAAATTATCTGCAGAAGCTGCCTCTTCTTCGTGAGTCATCTTTTGGTTGCTCTTTGAAAATATTATATCTGTCATCGTTCGCTTGTCGCTGTTTCTTCAATATATGATTCTACTACAAATTTATCTTTTTCTTTAATAACCAAAACCTTGCCGGTAATTTCAGTGTCAACCATCTCTCTAGTCAAGATAATCTTCTCACCATATTTTCTATGCTCCACAGCATATTTTGTATGTTCCCATGTTGCTATGTCACAATCATATGTTTTCAATAAGTCTCTCAAGTCTGCTGGTATTGAATAACTAACATCTTCAATAGATGCAACAGCTCTTGTCTCGTCTTTTCCCGCAATTATTTCTGACTTACACAAATCGTATACTTTGTGAACCACACCACAATTATTACATTGTGAGTACTTTGGTATTACAGTGTCACTTTCGTCTACAATAGAAAAAACCACGAATTTATGAAATAGCGGATTGCTTTTTCGCTTATATTGTGGAAGAATGCAGTGACAATCAATCATGTGCTTAATACCATACACTGAATAACACTTAGGAAGCTTTTTCTAGCGGCGAAAGTATGCTATTCAAGCCGTTCTGAAATGATTTCTCGATTGAGCCTGTTACTAACCTGACTAGCACGGACATTTCCTTATCTGATAGTGTTAGTGCCCCAACACCTTTAGCTTCAAGTAGTTCAGTAACCACTGCTGTTTTGATAACTTCTAGAACATCTATTGCATTTCTGCCAACTTGAGTTTGTAATGTCATAATATCCTCCTGTTTCAGAAACATTAACCTGGGCAGCGAGGAAGTAAAATAATATTACTTAGCATGTCGGTCGGCAACACAACATGAAGCCCATGAATCTGGCTTCTGTACATACGAGTAACCAGAAGACATAACCCAACTCTTAAATATTGAAGAAAATTTACCGCTCTTGAATTTAGTGTCTTTATTGACATCGACATGTACAGCAATCTTTCTGTTAGCTAGCACTTTACGAATACTATTAGATACAGCTAGCGATCGATTGACTTCTTCTGTTAATCGTCCTGACAAAGAACTGTATTTTATGTCTGGTACATCTCTGCAGAAAAAATAAAATCCGCCCTTTCCCTCTAGATAAAGACATATGGTGCTAGAGAAGACATATCGATCTCGTACACTTCTAGAATTGTGAGAATCTGTTCCTACATGTACTGTGTAATCTTTCTTTTGTTTGATAATGCTGATGATATCTTTTAGACTAATATTGCTGCCATCATATGATCTACGCCATATAGATTTGTGACTATTAGCTATATTAGTATGATTCATCGCACACAACCCATGCACCCACCCTAGAACAAGTAATTGCTGTTTGATGCCCAATCTTGAGGCCGGCAAGAAATCCGGGCGCTGACATATTATATATCCCAGCAGACTCGAGTCTGGAAGCTATGCTTCTGAGGTGTCTCGGCAAATAGTTTATAGAATCTGATGTGCTTATTATTCCATGGCGACATGAGTCTCTATAGACTCTAATTCCTGACTCTATTCTGTCTCTAGTAATTCCGCTGCTAACACCAAAATCAGATCCAACATTTAGCTCTACACCCTTGTCAATTAGTGATCGAATTCTTTCACTAAACATATTCCTTTGAAATTCTGCAGAGTCAAATCCATTGCTAGTGTCGATATTTCCCAGCTTTTTCTTGAGAGATGATCTTCTTTTTGCGACAAGAGTCTTAGTGGTGTCATTGTAAATCGTAACCCCGCGATCAGTAATCTCAATTTCATCAATACTAACTAAGTCTTCAAATGTTTTGCAAGATATGACATCACCCTTAAGAGAAGAGACAACATCAGCATTACACACAGCTGCAATATCAAACAATTGATTAGCACCAATTTCATCAGACTGCACCGCAATTGGAAAGACGTTCAGACGCCCATATGACATATTGACAGCTAGTGTATTTTCAACATCGCCTCCAAACCCGCGCGCGATAATCACACATGAATCATGATCTTTTATAGACGCGTCCAAAATATTATGAATTGAACCTATAGACTCTACGATGCCATCGATTATCAATACTTTGGGATTTGACCTAATCCATGGCAAATTACTATACTCTTTCTGAAATATTTCAGGAATATCACATTTCAGAAATTTATATCCACTCTTTACACGAATATAGCTTGATGGTGAATCTCTTTGTACAAAATGAATTTGACCGTCAGCCCCAGACATCTGAACTGTCTTTTTCACTGCGTGTGAAGACAGGTCATCTTTCATTATGTTTTCGCATATTGTGAGTGCTTGAGATGATGAGCATCTTCTAGTTTGCTTTGAAAGTCTAGAAATTATTACGTCGATGTCATTGAGTGTCTCATTATTACGTAATTTTTTACGTTTGATTAAGTATTTAGACATCTCTAAGAAGGCTAGCACTGTGATAACACCAGAGCAGCTCCACTTGTTCTCTGATGTAATGATAGAGTTTATCAATACATTCCTTAGGAGGATATCATTAGTATTGCTTAGAGGACATTCTCCTGTCATTCGAAGAATATCTATCGGTGCTAATCCTATGACGCCCCCTGTATATGCTATAGTTGATTTACCATCAAAGAGTAAGTTTACATACTCATCTAAATCTGAAACATAAGAAATAAGCTTTTTATCAACATCACTGCTTGAGAGCACCCGGGATTTCATATGAGATGTACCTCGTTTTAGTGATATCGATTATCATTACCAGAATTCTTAACAGCATTTACTATTTCTTTACCGATGTCAGCTAGCATACCAGTACTGCTTTCAACTTTTTCTTTAGCTAATTTCTGTGTCTGTAGTAAAAGAGATGTTCTAATAAGTGCTCCAAAGAGGCCTAAGCCAAAAAATAGCCAGGCTTGCCATGTCAACCCTGAAATTAGGAGTGTACAGCTGCATATGCACAAAATCTCCGGAAGTTGAATGTTAATACTGTTTTTTGACACTTGGTCTCCTGTTGCTGTTTGAGGTATTAGTTATCTCGCCAAAGATTGTTACTAGCATACGTCAGAATCTCTTCAGCGCTATGTTCATTATAACCATAATCGTCAATTAGCGTCTGTACCATTTCAGAATATTTTTTCTGTTGGTCATCATCTCTGGTTTTAGATTTTGTAACAATTCTAGCCATATCTTTGACTGAGCCTATTAGATAATTCTCTATAGCTTCTTTGAGCGGCTCATAACTTTGATAATTGATTGTTTCTTTGCGTCTCATTTTTGCAAACATATAAGCAGTAACATCACTTCTGAATCCATCACGTGCAGACCCTATAATACCAATTTGCTCTTCGATAATCTTCATGAAGTGTTCGTCGGGAGATCGCTCTTCTTTCGTAACTTTATCTTTCATTTTTTGACGTGTTGTGTAAGCTTCAGCATTATCCAAGTATGTATCAAATAAATTCTGAGCCTGTTCTGAGTAAGCTGATATGAATGCTTTAGCAATTTCTGTTTCTAGAATTTTCAAGTATTCTTCTCTAACAGTTTGCTGAATGATTTCTAGACACTTAGTCTTGAATTCTTCATTGATAATCTGTTCTTTGACTTGCTTGATAACACTATCTATAATCGCTATAGGTGTTATGATATTTTTGTCAGAGTCAGTTAGTGCATTATCTATAGCTTTCATTATGAATCGTGTTGATATACCTTTCATCCCCTCATCGCTAGACTCTTCTCTTAGATCTTCAATGTCTACCTTCTTTACACGACCTTTTTCAATAACTTCATCACCGTTATATATTTTCATCTTTGTAAGTAGATCACACTTGCTAGAGGGCTTAAGTCTAGAAAGTACAGAGAACATGCTAGCAACCTCTAGAGTATGCGGCGCAATATGGGCGTCAAAATCAGACCTACTAAGAATTTTCTCATAAATCATGACTTCTCTATCTAATTCTAAAATATAGGGAACATTGATCTTAACAATTCTATCCATAATAGCTTCGTTAGTATGCTCACTCTGGAATCGATTCCACTCTGATTCATTACAGTGTGCAAGAATAACACCGTCAAAGTGCAACATGTCATTCTTTCCAGGTGATGGGATTCTTTTTTCTTGTGTTGCTGTGATAATGGTGTGCAAGAATTCTATTTCGTTCTTGAAAACCTCAACTAACTCTACAATCCCACGATTACCGACATTGAATGCACCGTTAAGTGATAGAACACGTGGGTCATCTTCAGAGTACTTATCAAGCTTAGATATATCCTCTGTACCAATCAAAACTCCTACATCCTGACTATTTGCGTCCATTGGTGGGACTGATGCAATTCCTCTCCGGCCTCGCTGAGAAAATGTTGTTTCAACAACAGTCATGTCTTCATATTTTCCATCATAGTCTTCTAGAAGGTTCCATCTAGCTACTGGACTTATATCTCCATCGATCGATACACCTAGCATGCTATTGAACTGATCCCTAAGACTTCTTGGAATTAGCTGTAACGGCTCACCTCTTTGAGGATCATTTTCTAAGTGATAGTAAGTAAATCCCTCTAGGGAGCTTTTGATATGCTCTGTAAGCGCAGATTTTCCTGCACCAACTGGGCCCATTAGAAGTAGAACTTGTCGACTCTCTTCTCCCTTACTAGCAGCTGAATTCAAGAATCTCATTATTTTTGAGATTACTCGTTCCATACCAAAAAACTCACTATCAAAATAATCATATATTTTGATATTATCACCACCGAAGATCTTGTTTTTTCTAGAGTCACTGCTATCCATTGTTCGGACACCATGGGATTCGAGTGCATTTCGAAGTCTTTTGTGTGACAGTATTACGATCTCCGGATTCTTCTTGACGAGATCTAAATACTCTAAAAATGTGCCTCGAAATTTCTTTTCTTTTCTACTGTCAGAACGCTGACTATGAATAATGTCTAAGAATTCTTTTTCTGTCACAGCTTTTTTCTTACTCATTGGTTACCTTACCCTTGGTGATTAATTGATTTTTCATAACTCAGATCTCCCAGATGTCGCCTTCGACAATTGTGTATAATTTGACGACGTCACCCCATAAAGTTGTTAAGTGTACAACAACCTCGTCAGCATGTGAAAGATCTAAATCTCTACCATCATGCTCATGACGTAATATTAGCATGTCACCGTCATCAATACTATCAATATAGATAACGGGTATACCATTAGTCCCAACATTGTTGATTAAGTCACTTCTCACACTTTTCCATCCTTCATCATTTGATATTTCATCAATGACAAATTTGTCCTTTTGTTTAGAAAAACTAAACAATCCTAACTCGTAACAGTCATTTTGTGTAAGGTATTGTCGTAGAAAAGATGCATCATGGCATGTTTCTCTTGCAATAAAGCACTCATCTATTCCGTGACGCTCTTCAATTCTTTTGAACATTTCAAAACCCAGATGGTAAGGATTTAGACCACCAATATGCGGTCTAATAACTTGATTATGACTTTTCAAAAAAGGAAGATGATATTCTTGTGGAAGATCAAGTGTATGCATTAGTCTATAGTGCCAGAATGATGCCCAGCCCTCATTCATTATTTTTGTCTGAATTTGAGGGATAAAATATTGTGATTGGTTCCGGACAATTTCTAGAATATCTTTTTTCCAGTCCGGAATCTTCGGCGCGTGATTAATGACAAAATTGAGTAAATCATACTCAGGCTCAAGTGGTATATCATCTAGATCAAAATCTTTGTACTTCCCATCAACATCTTCTTTTATCAATTTGGTATATTTTTCTCTGAGCTCTTCTTCAGACGGTCGATTAATATGATATCTATGAGTTTGGAATTGAATCGCATGCGCAGCATCTAGAACTTCTTCTACTAACACAATTCCAATAGTTGGATCTTCAATGTACGATTGAATTCTTTTTCTAGATGATCGCATTCTTTGAACAATAGACTTGGGCCCAGTATGACTAAACATACGATTATTTTTGAAGAAATCAGAGTGACCTACACAGTGACACATAATCAGCAACTGAAGGTACGCAGCATTTTCACGCATGAGATATGCAATCGAGGGATCAGAGTTTATTATAAGCTCGTAAGGGAGCCCGGACATGCCCAAATTGTATTGCTGTTGAGTTCTTTCAAATGACTTTCCAAAACTCCAATGACCGTAATGAGAAGGCATACCATGGTATGACATGTGGCCTATCATTGACAAGTAATCACATACCTCGTAATGTATGTCAAACCAATCTAATCCAGCTTCTTCAGCTGCAATCTTTATTTTATCATCCCACTCTTGAAGAAATTTGAAATCCCAGTCTTCTAAAAACATTATGTATTGTCCTTGCCTATCATTTTTTTGCCCAATAGTTTCTGAAACCCTGGCCATATATCATGCTTATTGAAAACTTTGACAATTTTAAAATTTCCGCCACTAAGTACTTCATATACAGATGACATTCTAGACTCGCTAGTTGTCCACTTAATTCTCTCATCCTCAGGCTCAATTTCGCAGTAGCCAAATAGTTGGCTTTTGTCTTTTAGCTTTTGAGCTTCTTCTAGAGTTTTTTGAGTATCACTAGACCAGTTATCACCATCAGAGCATTGAAAAACATATACGTTCCACAATGATGGGTGATAACGCTTATCAATAATATTATTAATCTTGACTAAACCTGACGAGACTATTGTACCGCCACTATTACCACGCTGAAAAAACTTTTCTTCATCAACTTCATATGCTTCTGAGTCATGTGCTATAAATATGACGTCGACTTTTTCATAGCGATGTCTAATGAAATGATACAATAGAAAATAGAAGCTTCTAGCTAAAAATTTCTTTTCTTGTGTCATCGAACCGGACACATCCATGAGGAAAAATATTACAGCGTTACTAGATTCTTTATTTGTAACCTTGATGTGCCTGTACTGTAAGTCGTTTTCATGAAATGGAAAGCTCTCTTCATCGTTTCCTACACTGCCAGATAATTTATTTTCATGGTTAGTTGCTTTCTGCCTCTTGATTTTGTTTATAATCGTCTTTTTCTTATCAAGTCGCGGCCGAATTCCATTCTTTCTATAGCCATGGCGCTTAATTTTTTCACCCACAATATTCTTGAGAGTCTTTTTTTCTAGATCAGGTAATTCTAAATCATTGAACAAGTAGTATGATAATTCCTCGAGGGTAATTTCTACCTCGTAATACTCTTCACCAGCTTCATTCCCAGGCTCACCCGATCCAGGTGCTTGTTGGGGACTACCAGCATCGCCAATAACTTGACCTTTTTTGATGTCCTTGCCGGGAGCAGAACCTACGTTCTTGTTAGTTTTGTTGTCACCGTAGATAAATTTATATTCTTTGATACCACGGACCGGGATTTTTATTTTTTTTGTCCCATCTTGACCAATAATAGACTCATCTGCGACAATATGGTGTACACCATCTCTAATCGCTCTCTCAATTTTCTTTTTGTGACGACGTCTGTCAGATGCTGATCGATCTGCAACTCTCTTATGTTCACGAAAAATTGACATATTACCTCTAAGTATGGTTTGGGAGATCGATTAGTGCAGTGTTTCAATTATCCCGCGCATATTATCATATTTATAAATAAACATTTGATAATATATTAGTGTCTTATTAATGTCGACTGAAATTTTATATTTCCCATATTGTCGACAACTTTGCGAATCGCTCTAATATTAGATAGATTATCTTCATGCACGTGAACCATGGTAATGTCATCATCTTTGATTCTACTGATTACATAAAGTGCTTTAAGCATAGGGTCAGAGCTTCCTACTGCCTCTACATCAATTGCACCCAAATTCAGTGTTTTGAGAAATTTCTTCACTGGCGCCGGATTTGAACGTGCAGTCAATATAACTACATTTCTTATTCCGTCTTTATTGATAGCTGCGATTAGATTATTATATGTGTGTTGAATTAATTCAATGCTGTCCGGATACTTTTCGAAATTTTCAAAATTGAATTCGTCACCGCGCCTGGGGACATACTTTGCATACTCACTACTAGTAAGCTCATCAACAGAGCCATCGATGTGAGTAATAATAACTTTAGAGTCTGACTTTACTAGTGTGTCATCAAAATCAAATATGTGAAGATTTCTTTTTTTCCTGCGCATTTTTGACAAGTTCTGAACTACTCTGAACTTTTCCTCCCCCGACGTTAAATATAACCCTACACCCAATTTCCTCACAAAGCGAAAATTCCGGAACAGTTGTCTTGTCTGTTCTGTCTCCGCCCTTTGTAAAGAAGTCAGGCTTTAAACACCTCAGCGCTTCAGTAACGAATTGGCTGCCATCATCCCACCCAACAACAAAGTCGACACCTTCAACTCCTGCTGCTATTTCTAGTCTTTCATTGTGGGGCATAAATGAAAATCCTTTCTTGCGTTCTAGAAACCCATCACCATTGACAATAACAACAACAATACCCATTGGTAGACTTAGATCGCTCTCACCACATGCCATGTCTGCTGTCCCTTGTATACATCTAAGATGTCCTACATGCAGAGGATCAAAGCCACCAGATGTTGCATAGATAGAAAAATCTTCATAGTTACTGTCGATATGCGCTTTCAAGTCGATAACATCTTCGAATATCAGTGCTGGCATGTTTAAACCTCATATTGTTGTTACATCATACATTTGTGGAATTCATCAGGAAAATATTTTTTATTCCTGCTGTAAAATAATTCCCAGTTCTCATCTAGTATATATGTCACTGCATGGTCTTCAGAATTTCTAACGCTTCTTCCGACAGACTGAACTATAGTTTTTGCAGTTTGTAATGGGTACCACCACTTCCACTTATTCATTCTCTTTTTAACAAGCTTGTCACCGAGATATGGATATGGTACTTTGCAAACTATTTGAAACCTCGAAGCTTCGCCCACTAGATCAATCCCTTCAGTCATTGATGGTGATAACAATACAGTCGACTTTTTTGATGCTATATGTTTTTTAAGCATTGCTTCACGATTATCTGAGTCGTGAATTATAATTCTACTGCTTTTCAAACTCTTCTTGAGGTGATTTGCAATTTTAAATGAATGTGTATGAATAATTCCTTTGTCATTTTTGTGTTGTTCTAGAATTGCCTTGATAGCTTTTGTCAACTTTGGCAGTGTGTCATCGATTTGATTCATTGACATTTTTCCAATTGGGCAGAAAAATATAGGTCTGTTCTTGACAGGAAATGGTGAGGGCATCGATATAAACGCAGTTTGATCTTTAGGGATCCCAAGAGATTGGCAGTACCCATCTTTGTCTAATATTGTTGCGGACATCATAAGAATTTTGCGACCCAGTCTAAAGGCTATCTGTGACCCATATGGTGACACATCGATAGGCTTAAAAATAATTTTATCACTTTTTCTACCGTAGCCTTTCTCATAGTCAAAGACCCAATTATCTTTATCATATAATTCTAAGAATCTTTTTATTTTTTCGTAGTGACTATTAATCAGATCTACTTGTCTAGCTAGTGAAATAAAATCTTTTAGCTTGTCCTTAAGACCGCTATATTTTTCTAACATCGAATTAATATGAGATCTATGACTAGCTAGCTTTGGAAAGTATGTATTGCTAACCCACTTATAAGTTTGTATTTGTGTGTTATTTTTAGGAATACTCATTTTGAGTGTACTTTTAGCAAATCTTTCTGTGATAGCTACTTCAATAAATTTGCTCAACTCTGTTTCTGTATTATGTGCTTCATCAATAACAAGAAGTTGTCTTGCACCAATCTTTCCGGAATAAGTAGCCTCTGTCAAAAAGTATGGATAGTTAGTAACACTATTCTTCGAGCTTAAAAAAGCTTCTTTCTTTTTCTTATATAAACATCCCATCATGCATGCATTCCAAAATTTGCTACCCCGTTCTTCAGCGCGAAGTTCTTTAGCACTATCACGACATGTATTTCCCTTTTTGAACGTACACATATAATTGCTCGAACTTTTAATAGACTTCATACCCATAGCTGCATAATCTTTGACATACTGATCTTGAAGCACTTTTTGCGTTGTTACAAACCATGTGCCCTGTTCGAACTCATCGACGTCAGGCATATGCTTATTCATATATTGTGATACAGTATACGCAATTGCTGACTTGCCACACCCGGTACCGGCCTCAATAATCACAAATTTCTTGTCATTATCGATAAACTCTTGAAGGGCAAATTTGATTGCAGTTGTCTGCTGATCTCTAATATTATCATACGGAAAGTATTTTTCGAAACGATGTGTCATGTGTTATCCATTTAATCTGATTTTATGCAAGTGTCTTTAAAGTTAGCTATAGTACAACGTTTGCATCAACTTCTAGCCCATGTCTATCCCAGCCGCTAACTTTTTGCCTTGCAAATAATTCGACTTTGGTTTGTGACGGAAACATTGCCTCTATTCGCTCTCTAACTTGATGAGGCTTAGCCGAGTGTTTTCCCCTAAGCTCTGTAACAAGCTGTCTAATGTTTCTCGCACCTCGAGGTTGAGGAATCTTGCCCTTCTTACCAATAATGCAAATCTCACATTGTGACATAGTGTAGAATCCTGGATTGACTCTCTCCTTATTCCAAATAAATCCAATCGTACAGTAATTAAATCCCCAGCTTTTCAAGAGTTCTATTCCTTGATCAAGGTGCGGGCTGGTAACCCACATAAACATTAGACAATTGTCAGCTGTGATATCAGGAACAGGTAAAAGCTTCAGTTGTCGCAGCTTGAGACAGTTATAGTGTTTAATAGCACCCCCACTATCAGCACCACCCTTTCCTGTATGCTGCTTTTGTCCCTTATAGTCCCATGGTGGATCAGCATATATAATCTGATATTTCTTGTTTTGATGAGAATTAAACGTCATATTTGTCCATACTTACGAATTATTACAATTATTATATGCCATTGCACATAGCATATAATAAGTTTATTCGTGAAACTCAAGCTGTACAAACAGACGCGAAATCAGATGCTAGTAATTCCATCGTCATGAAAAAATGACACGTTACCGTCGTATTCTCTCATTACAACACCACTCCATGTACAGAATTTCTTTTTATCATTATAAAAATTGACCCTGGTAGCATGCGAGGAATTTGAACACCGCACTGTGCTAGTTGCTCTATACTCTCTAGATCTAAGAACCCACACCAGCGCCCCAGCACAGTGTGGACATACCCTCGAATGTAAATTAATCTTGCTCATCATTCGATTCCAATTGGATGTCACCCATATCTGTCATGACACTAACTATTGTACACTTATTTATAAATTCATCAGACAATTTAATTGCATCTCTCAAATATAATTTCATTTCAAAGTGCATATGAACTTTACATTTTGTTGTGTCAAATTTGCTAGCAAAAATTATAATTTCGTCGGGTAGAGAAAAGAGAAGACTCTTGACAACATTTTCGATATTGTTTGGATTACTACTCTTTGTTAGTGAGTATAATGTACTGTAATCACAGTCATCATCCGGATGTGAATTCATAACACATAGAATTTCTGCCAAATCTTTGACAAGCCCGGACCTTGATGCGATCATTGATAATTCGTACGAATCATCTTCTCTTTTCAGTGTAAACAAATCTGTGTAGTCACAGCATAACATTACTACATTTGTCTCTAGAAAGCCAAATTTCTTGATTTTGTCAGACTTTGTTGTCATCATGTCTTCTTGATGCTGCTAATAATATTATTGATAATTTCAATAGTCTGACTCGGCCCGGAAGTTTCATATGCCCGACCGGTTTTCACCAGATGTGAGTACAGCGAGTAATCATTTCCCCCTGGTGTACACCTGTCCCCTACAAACCATGGCAATTGACTAGCAGGCAAGTGGGATAGTGATATTCTCTTGTCCCACCCAATTGGGTATATATCTATAGATGTGTTCCCACCTATAACTACTTCTAGCTTGTCTGAAAGCTCATAAAGATCTAAATAAGCTATAATAAGTTCTTTGAATTTTTTACGTATATTTTGATCATGATCTGCTTTGACAAACTCTTCTCTGTCACTGTCCTCTGCGTCTCTGCCAATTGGGCACCAGTTTATTAAACTCTTTCGAAATGAAATAAAATTTCCCGTAACGGGAAGAGACTTGTTGTCATTGAGGTATTGAGACTGAATGGTGCATAATACAGCTATCAGATTCTTGTATTCTTCATCGTCCAAATACTCTTTCATGCTTAAACAGCTTATCAATTTGAAATCTGAATTGTGAAACTCATACAATTGAGTCCCGTTGCATGGCATAATTTTTATTTTTCTTACCGGTACAGCACCGAATTCCCAAAACAACGCGGTTTGCTCTTTGATATACTCCCATGAGCTGCCAGATACAATTCCAATATCAGCATGCTCAGATAGACTTCGAAGAGCGTTAACCATAGACCAATCAGCTCGCCCACGTGCGGGAGTTAAAGTTCCATCTAAGTCAAATAAAATAATGTTTTTCATAGTTATCCTCGTAGCAAGTCTATCTTTTTACACAAAATCGTACACTAATAGTTGGGCTACATATTGACTATAAACATACGAAAACATGGAGACAAAAATGATTAAGGAGTATTCTCGCTATATGTTTGTAATGCTATTACCGGTATTAGCAGCATTGACAGGATGTCTAACTTCGAAAAGCTGTACAGATTTCTATCCTCAGTACGCAGTAGAAACTCAGTCTGCACCTCTAAATTATAATGCATTTACACAAATAAGAGTCGATATTGCAATGACACCGACTGAATGCTATAATTCTCTATTGCAAGAACCGTGTGATGACATGCTTCCACATTTCCCCACAATCGAAGTAACGTCGACGGGAAGCGGCGCAGTAATTTCTCATGAGAATGGAAAGACATACGTGCTGACAGCAGCTCATGTTTGCTGGGTTGAGCCGTACGAGACTGTACAAAACAACACGATGATTTTAGAGATACTGTCGATATCTAATATCAATCTAGTACTGTATGATGGAACTGTTGCAACAGGCAACGTATTTTATGTTGATGAAGAAAGAGACGTATGTCTTATTTCCACCCCGGGTAGACTTGGCCAGCCGCTACCTATAGCAGAAAACAATCCTGTACAGGGGCAAAAATATTATAACATGGCAGCGCCGTACGGAATATTCTCTCCTGGAATGACACTATCGTTTGACGGATATTATTCAGGTATGGATGAAGGCCTTCACTTCTATACTATTCCTGCCAGACCAGGTAGTTCTGGTTCGGCTGTCATTAATTCTCATGGAGAGATAGTTGGAATTATAACAATGGCTAGCACAGTCTTTGAAACAATGTCAATTGTTACAAGCTTGTCGTCAATTATAGATGCTGAAAATATGATTCAAGCAGATTCAGATATATCAAATGCAAATACTGATTGGATTATTATGAGATCACCCGAATCACCCTCTGAGTAACATCATTTTTTTCTACTAATCTTAATTTGTGATTTGCTCAGAGTTTCTAGCAACACATTTCTGTAACCCATCTCACTAGTAATTATAGATACTGCTGTCCCTGATTTATTTTTCGGATAGAATCGATCGATAGTACCTTGAATTACTTTTTTATCTAAGTAGATTGCCCACACATGATCTCCTAGTTTGAATCCCATCATCTCAGTTACTGCCGGCTCTTTTACAATTGTCTTCTTCGTCTTCTTCTTTGTCACTCGGCTTTTTTCTTTTTTGCTGTCATGATAATATAATACAGTATGATTATCGCAATGTATTTGAATGAATTCCAGCTTATTGTGATAATTCCGTTACATGTAAACCTGTCGTTGATTGACCAATTTGTTGAAGCACAGGGTTCATAAGGTGCCCGGGAATATTATAGTGTGAGTAACCAAGTGCATGACCCAACTCATGAATTAATATTCGAATATCGCGGCGACTGTCATATGTCAACATAATAGCTGAGCCTACAATATTAGTCTCACCACTTTTTTTTACGCCGTATGATATTATTGAGTTACTAAGCTTCCGGAAGTCGTAGTTTTGCTCTGGATTGACAAAGTATATCGCTCCTAACCAACCATCATAAAGCTCATTAGAGTCACACAGAGTCATACTGACCTCACGGAATCGGTGTCCTAGCTGTTCCCAATGTGATAGTGCTCTGACAACGATAGCCTTATCCATCATCAACTCAGTGCAGATAATAATATCCGGAGAAGATGACCACGTGTGATCTCTTTCAATAGTGTATGATACCGGTATGTCTGAACTTCTAGCCTGATATATATGAACTAGTTCTTGGCTGCTACTATGATCGACATATTTTACATTCGGCGCAGCGAACAACATTAGAAAATATGTTACTAGTGATGAATTCATGTTATGCTGAATTTAAATTTCAGTTTTAGCCTCTTCAATATTGTCCAGAGGCGTTGTCGCTTCGTTTTCAATGTCTTCTAGAATTTCTGAAATAGGCCACAAAGCCTCAGGTATTGAATCAATTAACATGGGCGTAATTATAATTCTACCGTCTTCGTCGACGTTCATGATTATAATTCTTTGAACATGCGTGGGTCTAGTCTCTGAATTACTAGTAATTAGGACTGGGTACGAATATGTCATATTTTCACCAGGATCAGTACTGAGCTGTGGAAGAGTCTGAGTGGTGTCTAAGTTTAGTGATGTACTAGTAGCTGGTTCAAGTAATACTCGAGTACATGATTCTTGCGCCCGGGCAATACCCAGTTGGGTAGTTAAAAAAGCTGTCAATATTAATATTGTACGAAACATAATGGAAAGCCGCCTTGTTGTCTAAAGCTGTGGTTGCAATTGTAGCGAAAATATTAGCGCTAGCAATTGTTTAGTAAATCAAACTTTCATTTAAGTATACCTTGCCTCTTATCTATGTGAATCTAGATGTTCTTGATATAAAAAAAAGGAGGCTCCTTTCGAAACCTCCTTTTGTAACTTAAGTGAATTAACGCTTATTCTACTTTGATAATTACCTTCTTTGTGATATCACCACCTGCAGGAATATCAACTTTGAGTAATCCGGATTCATAACGAGCACTAATAGAATCAGGATTTATGCCTTCGGGCAATGACCATGTCCTGGTGAAAGTGCTATATTCAAATTCTTGAGTCGTGTAGTTAGATTTTTTCTCTACATACTCATCTTCATAATTCGATGTTATAGAAAGTGTATTATTTTCAATATTGATACCAAAGTCTTCTCGTGATAATCCGGGTGCTGCTAGTGTAATCAAGTATCCTTGATCGTTTTTCGAAACGTTAGCTCTTGGCACAGTAGATATTGCGCTGTTTTTAGAAATGCGAGTCTGATTTGATGAATCACCAAACAGTGTGTTAAAAAAAGTGTCAAAATTTTGGTCCATGGATCCCAGTTCGTTGATTCGAGTAATTGGAAAGAGGCTGCTCATATAATATGTCCTAATGATGTTAGTGTTGTCTAGATGTGAAATTCACATAATGTAGTCTAGACAGAATATGCAAAAAGTACATCAACAATATGAATATTTTCTTAAGAAATCTGTCACACAATGTGATTCGATATTACAGTGAATTTTTCTGTTTACTGTAAGACTCATTATCACTAGTAATTGACTTACCAGTACAGTGCTTATTGCATGTTCTAGACAGTGTACATGGGATATTGTGAATCCAGCAGTAACCTATACCTGCTTTGTTTTTCATAGCTGCTTGAATACGAGGCGAGCAATCGTACGAAGCGCAATTTCTGCATGATAAAATCTTAAGATCAGTTCTATCATCTAGATCGATAGTACCATAACAAGACTTTTCTATAGCTAGATTAGTATTGACACAAGAAATCTGTTCGTCTATAATTGCCAATGGCGTTGGAAACATTGAAATTGTAATATCTTGAACTAGACTTTTGAATAAAGACTCGATGCTTTCTTTAGTAGGTAACATATATACTTAGCAAATTATGCACATCAGAAATCGACTGTCGAAGTAACCTAGCCTTCTTTTCTCTAATAATTCTTCTTAGCTGGTGTTTTGTAATTTTCATTTAATTACTCTGTAACGTTATATGGGATATATGTTATTAGATCATCTCTGCAATATATGTTATCAGATCATCTTCACTATCATCAAATTCCCAGACTAGCTCGTCCCACTCATCAGGAGCAAATGAATATTTTGCTCCTGAAGCAAGATCCCAAGCGATACTCTGCATATCTACGCCAGGGTTATCAGCAGAATAATCTGCCCCAGCATCATCAGCCCATTGATCGAGACGGGCTTTGAGGTTGTCAATGTTTAGCCTGGCTCTTTCAGCTTCACGTTCTTTATAAGCTCGCTTACGATTTCTATCATTGCGTTTACCCATCACTTCATTATCAAGCTTATCCCAATCTTCGCCACTAACATAAATTGCATCGTCGTCTAGATCATCTTGTAGCGATTTGATGCCTAAGCGCTTAGCCAATTCAGGCCATGCAGCTTCGGGGGTATGTGAGCTTAGTGGTTCGTCACCAAATTCAAACACCTGGCCGGTTTCATTATTAATAATGTCAAGCTCTTCTTTAATAATTCTTCTGAGTTGTCTCTTTGTAATTTTCATTATAACACATCCAATACTGCGCCGACGATATCATCAACGACGCGTCGAGCTCTTTGTAAGTCACGATCATCACCTGGGTTCATGCCCATAGTCATCATGTACTTGTCAACAAAGTCCGCTACTGCTTTTGTTATTGCCTGCTCATCTGCCCGAAGCGCGGGATTACCAGTTCCTCTCTCGTTGAGCCTCACCTCTGTTACGACATCAGGAAATTCGCCGGAAGCAAGAAGCTTTTTAGGGTCTGAGCCTGTATCAACCAAGATATCGAATACCTTCTGCTGCTGCTCAGGATCCATCTTTCCGGAATCCAAAGGCGGCTCGTCCAGCGGTGCTGCACCGCCAGTAAATCTTCCCCACTGAGCTTCTCGAATAATTTTTCTGAGCTGTTTTCTTGAGATCTTCATTATATTACCTGTCGTCGTGATACTGGCCATCATGTAGTTTCATTTCTATTTCCTCGATGGCTTGAGCGATGGAAAACGAAATAGCATTTTCAAGTTCTTGAGTAGCGTATACAACCTGCTGTTCCCAAACACCTTTTTCGGTGCGAGTCATTGCCTCCGAGCCCGGGACAGGGCGTGCAAAGGCATCAGGCTCTTCATCATAAAGCTTCATCATATCATTATAAAATAAGTCAGACATACGTTCAGCACATTTGTCTGCTGCCTCTTCAAAATGGCGTATATCTGCAACTGATTCGCGGAGAAGCTTAGCTTTCTCTTCCTTGATGATTCTATGAAGCTGTCGTTTTGTAATTTTCACTTTTCCCTCAGGAAGAGTCCGTCCTGCGTCGTACTCTCTTCTTGCGTGTGATACTTCACGATTAACATCGTGCTTATCGAACTCCATGGCTGAGGACATGTCTGTAATGATGTCTTCAGCTGTGGGTCCTTGGTCTAGCCCTTGATCCACCAGGAACGTCGCGAGAACAGACGATGAGTTGGGCCCACTAGATGTACCCATATACTCCATGGCCCATTTCTTATACTCGTCGACCAAGTTTTGAATATTTCCGCCTGGCACATTGGTAAGAGCCCCAACGATGTCTGGTACACTCCCGCGGGGCATTGCCTCTGATATCATTCTTCTAAGCTGTCGTTTCGTGATTTTCATGTGAGTTCTCCTATTTACCGTCGACCGGTGAAGTCGCTGATGTCGGTACCGTATTCCTCGTTTTCCATCTCATCAGCGATAGTCCTGAGTACATCGATGACATACCCCTGATTGGCACCGCCGGCGGCCTTAAAAGCATCGACAGCATTCAAGAGCGCCGCCATTTCTCGAGCGCCCTCGTTAAGCTTTTGCTTCTCTTCTTTAATGATTCTTCTAAGCTGTCTTTTTGTAATTTTCATTTTAGTCCCCTAAATCGATCAAGGCATCAATAATGCCTCCCCAGCCGCTATATTCTAGTTCAATAACGGCCTCTGCTAGTCTCATGAAGTCTCGGTCGAATCCGTCGACGAGCGGATCAAGGTTAGCCATCTTCTGTGCGAGCATTGATTCGACGCCACTAGGATTTAGTGGGTATGTTGGTGGGAGATTCGGGCCAGCTTCTCTCAATACTCTAGCCTTCTCTTCTTTGATAATTCTTCTAAGTTGTCTCTTTGTAATTTTCATTTTATTCTCCTGAATGATTACATAAATCGCCGGTTCGCGGCGTCGAAGTCGACGTCGTAACCTTCGGTGTCGTCGATAGGAGAATTCGCGTCGTCTTCTATCATCCTGTCGAGAGTGTCCTTTAAATCCAACAACGACGTCCCGTACTCATCTACAATTGCGTTTAAAGAATCTTGGATCAAAATGTCCACGTCGCTCGAGCCGCCTGGGATCCCGGCGCCCATTTCCATTACTTTTTCTGTCTCTTCTTTAATAATTTTTCGTAGTTGTGATTTAGTTAGTTTCATTATATTTGCTCCTATTCCACTTCATATCTAACCGATATATTTAATTTATTTATGGATTTATCAATTTCTCGTTCAAGTGAATCAGCATCGTGTTGGTCAGAAACATCAAACTTAAAATAATCGTTTCTGAATTCTTCTCCATAAAATTCACTTTTAGATAACCACTTTTTGAATTTTTTATGGTCATTCGATGTAGTTGCATATACATACAAAGTATCGACACTCTCATTCAACTTCTGAATTTCTTCTCTTATGATTTCTTTAAGTTTTGATTTTGTTAGTTTCATTTAAATTGTCCCCTTTAGTGTTTTCTAAGTCTATATAAGTCTATATATCAGTCAGCCATACGATCGATTTGACGCCATACAACTTCTATTTCATCCATGTCAGCCCAGTCTATCTCTCCGGAGGCAACTGCAGCCTCGAGAGCCCTGAGAGCGCCTAGTGAGGTCTGTGCGTCGCGGGGCGCGCCTGGAGGCAGCGGCTTGAACATATCGATGAAGGGGTGTGAAGGAGACATTGGGGAGAAATATTTTTTGTCAATAAGGAACTGGTGAACGCGGCGGCGTATTTCCTCTCTAGAGAGCGGCTCAGGCATGGCGGCCAGATTATCTGCAAGACCTCGTCGGTACTCGCGGTCGTCATCTCTATCCTCATAGCTTTCTCTTATGACTTTGCGAATAATTCTACGCGCTTTTGTTTCATCAAGAAGTTTAGTTTTTTCTTCTTTGATAATTCTTCTAAGTTGTCTCTTTGTAATTTTCATTTTATTAGTCCTTTTGCCTATCGCCTATAGCTGTGGATCATGTCGGCCAAGAGTCGAAAAGCTTGTTTCTTAATGCCCGGGCCGCGAAATCCGCCGCCGATTCTTTCTGACTCGCTGATTATGTAGTCAAGTATTTCATTGAGCTTCTCTTCAACTTCGGCCATTAAAAGATATCTCTCGTTGTCTTCATTATCAGATATTGTCCCGTCAGGGTTCTTCTCTGAAAGGATCTTTGCTTTCTCTTCTTTGATAATTCTTCTTAGTTGTCTTTTGGTAACTTTCATACGTAATACTCCTCTGTCGCTTCTTATAAATAGCTGATAATCACTATATGTTATAGCAATAACTATCAATGACGCAATAGACGTTCCATAATCTGAATTATAATTGCAAATCTAGATCCTCTGATATCACTCGGAAGGGTTGTAGAGATGATTAGGTTTGTCTCTGTTGCTTGGCGAAACAACACCATAGCAAACATTCATCATGTAACCTTGCATATCTCTATAGACCCTTATCGCCGAAGGCGATCGAGTTGCGCAGCGAAGAATTCAAGTAATACAGTGTAGTAATCACGGGAATCGGCACATCTTTGATGTCCACTCTCCCGAGTATTCCTTATACGTTGGGTACGCGTCATTACGTTTTTAGGAAGAATAGGAAGAATAGTCAGACACCATACCCATAAGCTGCATTCGTCAGACTCTTTCTCGTCTAGTAACAGCACGAATAGTGTCGTATGCTCGCTCCATGCTTTCGAGCTGGTCTTGCAGCTGTCTTGAGATGCGCTCCACAGCAACACCATCTTCATGAACACCGGGCAATTCAACTAGTGAAGCACCAGCACCGTGTACTTCAAGTGCATTTAGACTTCTACCAAGCCTCTCATGCATGACCCTCATTTTAGATCTCAAGACGTTGACAGTTCGATTGACAGATTGTTGTGCTTGAATAAAGTCTTGACTCATGTCCCTAAACATAACCTCTGCATCTCGATGACGAGGATCAGGTGCAGAGACATGAGGAATCGAACTGTCTGCTTGGTATGAGGAATTGCTTTGCGAGGGATTGCTAGTCTCTTCACCAGGCCGGCCTGGCCTGGTGCCTACTCTAGATTGAGGTCTACGACTGTCACTCATTTATTTACTCCATCACTCATTTGCAAATGAATTGTCAGAATTATTATGATGCGAAGGTGTGTTGATCAACGTATGGGTATGCGAATCGCCATCCTTGCCGCTGTCAGCCTTCTTACCGATACTCTTACTCAATTTATCATCAAGGCCGCCCTTAAGCACAGTAAGCTTAGATCGCATAATCTCACGATCGATTTTTTCTAGCTCGTTGAATACCTCTTCACGGTCTTTTTCTTCGTGATATATCCACTCATCCCACCAATCATGACGAGAAAGGCAGTGTGTGAGGAATGCAACCATATCGGCTGCTTGGGACCACTCCTCTTCATCAGCGGGATCCACTGGAAAATTTGTCAGTGCAATATTGATATCACCACCAGGCAAAAGCATAATACCGCCCAACGGAGCAACACCCATTCCAGCCATCAAGGTGTCTGTAACCGAACCCGTCATAGTAAGTGTGGGAGTATCATCAGATATCATAATGTGTAAGCCTTGTATAGGGTGTTGTTGTAAGGATAGGTACTTATAGGTACTTAGTACTGATAATATTATTCTACTGCGTAGTCCAGCACTTATATAAATTAGTCTAGTACATAATGTGAAATAGTAAGACGATTGCCAGTGTGATCATCATTGCGTCCCTGAAAGTGCTGATAATTCGGCCGAATATTCTTTCGTATATATGAGAGCATGTTTATCTAGACGACGTATATGATTGGGCGCTGCGACAACACACCCAACATCAGTAACGACCACAGTCCGCAACTCATCTCGTCGTTGTACAACTAAGCCAATTGTCCCTTCCGGAATTAACACAACGGTACCATTGCTGTCATATGTAACAGTGTCATCTAGAAATACAACAGCATCACCCACCATACCTGACACTGTGTTTACCCCGGGCCCGCTTTAAACGGGTTATAAGGCATGCCAGGCGCTGCTAGATTGATTGTAGGCTTAGCCGCCTTGTTTCCACCGTATATAGCGTTTAGGGTGACACAGATAGCTGGTGTGACGATCCTGCAGTTCTCTGAAGAGCGCTCTGGGCATATGTCTGAATAGGACGTATGTGTGCACACGCTAAGCGTCGTTTGAAGATGTCTCGGCATCTACTGTTGGGCGAGCTTTCTTTCGATTTCTTTGCATGGGGAGTGGACGTTTGCCGGTGGTACGATTAACTTTAGTGTTACCAGTGGTTCGACGTACTGATTTTCTATACCGGCGGCTTCGTCTTTCGAAAAACTTGCCTACCTTTCCATCCGGATGATTCATGACCCAAAATATCAAGCTGAATAATGAAGCATTGACTACCAGTATGATTAATGCGAATTTCCAATTCAATTCAAACATATAATTATTACCTCTGAGTTATAACATGTTGAGCACTAGTAAAAGTACCCAAAAATTCCCGGAAGAAAATTTTCGTACTAAGCTAGTGTATCTATTTTTATTAGTGTGGGTAAAAAGTAAAAAGTTTTCCCGATTTTCTGCGCAGAAATTTTGTGCTTGAACTTAGGCCACCTACCCCCAGAAGGTCCCACTGAGTATGCAGAAGGGCCCTCTAGATGGGGCTCTGGGAGCTGTTTTTGGGCCCCTCTGTGGGACCCCCTCTGCAGGGGGCCCTGAGAGCTGATACATCTAATCTGTGTGATACATCTAATACCTGGGTCTGCCGTGCATGTCCAAGTAGTGTCTCCCGCAAAGCCAGCACAGGCCGCCTGATAGAAGTGCCCACCCCCACTGTTCTTGGTTGAGTGCTTGAAAGCAGAAGTACCCGTTCATTAGTGTTGCTAGGCCGGCAAATGTCTCTGATCTAAGGAATCTGTCCATGGGTTTGTGCTCTCTGCGTTTAATGTATTGTAGATTAGTATACCTTGGTAGATATTATTGTTAACCGCGCGTGTTTGACGTCGACGCGTCGTTGTGTCCTGGAGATAAGAAGGTGGACCGGAAGAGTAGCCAAGGTTATCCCCAATCGGCTCTTCCGGTCCCTAGTATTTCCGACTGGGGAAGGCTAGTTAGTGTATATGTTAGGCAGCTGATACCCGGGCAATCTCTGTAAAGCCCTTGCCATCCAGTGACAAGAAGAAGGTGTGTCCGCAGCCGCCAAACCGATTCTTGACTGTTTGAAGGACACGGCAGCCGCGGAGGTCAGGGTCACGTTCTTCAACGGAGAGCTCCATCATTGCGTCGACCATGTGCTTAATCTTGTTAGAGCCGGCCATCTTACCAGACTTATTGACCTGTCCGATGACAACAGAATTGACGTAATGCTCTTTGCAATAATTAGTAATCAGTCCCAAAGAACGCTCAGCTGAAGCCCGATTGACCGAGCCATCCTTGTACTTACCGTCATCCATGCATTGGAGGCTGTCCACCAGGAGGAAGAAGGGCTTGTTCTTGTTGCCCCACTTGTCCCGGAGCTTATCACAGTTCTTCAGCAGTGTGGGAACGTGAGTCTCTTGCCCAACAGAAAAACCGCTGCGGAGTTTGAGACGTTCGGCGATCAACTTGACCTGATAGAGGCTTTCCTCAGCAGTGTTGAAGACCACCAAAGCACCGCTCTTGGTAAGGCTGTCAGCCAACTCTAGAAGCATGGTTGTCTTACCAGCACCGGGAGTACCAGTAAAGAAGAGGACCTGAGAAGGAGTAAAACCCTCTCCGCCCAATGCAGAGTCGAAGTAGTCAAGCCCTGATGGGACTTTGATTTTGAGTGCTTTTGGCACCTTAACGTCTAGAATGTTGGTTCCGAAATTGATATCATCACGGCGTACGTTGAGCTTCATTTATAATTTCCTTGGCAGGATTCAGGTTGTAAGAGAGGAATCATCTCCTCCCTACATTGTTATTATACCTTAGGTGCAGTACTTTTGCACTAGACAGACGTTTTTATTATTAGCAGCGCGTAATTGAATCATTGACTGTCTGCAGCAATTGTAGCTACCATAATACATGTCAGGAAGCCGGCAAAGAACCAAAGCATATTGAGGCCTGTCATGCTGCATTCCTTTTCTTGGGCTGCGACATGTTGATAACAAAGTCACTTTTAGCAGCTGTAAAGTATAGCTTCTGACCCGGGGTGATGATATAACCCCTCTTGAGACGCGACGGTCCTGGATCAGCAGCGCCACCATCAGTAAGGATAAGGTACCCATCAAACCGCTTAGCGTTCTTGTTAGCATGTTCAACCACAGGCCGGAAATCTGTACCGCCTGACATTGTCCGGACCAGTTTGGGGGTTTTGCCCTTACGCCATGATGTCTCACTATCGATATCAACTTTAGTGTCAAAGTGGAAGCAGACAAACTCTGTGTGTTTAGCCAGTGACCGAAGCTCTCCGAAGAGCAGCTCCAGTTCATCTTGACGCATGGAGCCAGACTGGTCGATATAGATTGCAATAGAGGAGGTATACCCCTTCTGGTGCCCGGGATGGATCCCAGGATACTTCCTGTTCAACCGTCGTACGTTGCTAGCACGGTTGGCACGGCGCGTCATGCCACAAAACTGCTTGAGAACTGACTGCCAGGGAATCTCATTGCTGATCAGCTCTCTCAAGACTTGACGGGTGTCAGCTCCAACTGTGCCCCAAGAACCCTTCTGGTCACAATCTTTAACAGCGTCCTCAACGGACTTCCGAATCTTGCCCCTGATCAGTTCACGGTCCTCGTCTGACATCTCATCCCAGCCGTCATGGATATCCATAGGGCCGGGCATGCCACCACCGCAGCTGCAGTCACCATCACACTGGGGACCTGTACCATCACCGGGTTGACAGTTACCGTTGCACGTGCCCTGGCCACCTTGGCCCTTTTCAATATCTTCTGCGACATCGAGGAGCATTGCAAAGTATTCTTCTGCAGAGAGCCGTGTCTTGAAAGAAGCAATCTTATCTGATACCCGCTGATAGCGTTCAACAGCCTCCTCGCCCATCTTTTCTTTTTGCTCTTCTGTCAGTGCCTTGAATGCCTGACCTGGGATAAGACCACCCTCAGGAAGCTCAGCCTCAGGAATGAGACTATTGATAGCTAGATCCGCCGCGTAGTTCCAGACGATATGCGGCTCGTGCCGACGTGTGGTTGTATGTTCGAACACCAGGTGAAAACACTCATGTTTAAGCAACCCTTTAACCTGCTTGGTGGTAAGACCGGCCATGAACTTGGGGTTCCACCACATCTTGATATCACCATCCTTAGCTAGGACACCAGCAGTTGGGATTGAATCTGTCATGACCTTGGTGATAGGTCTCAGAACCTTGCTGAAGAATGGCTCATCCCATATCAGCCTGATCAGGTGTGTGTTCAGGTTGAAATTCTTAACTTGATCTGCAGTAGCCTCTTTTACGGGGGCTAGGTCAACGTTGGTTCCGGTATCAGCCATGATGTATATTCTCCAAAGAAAGCAAAACGGGTATGTTCCCCTCCACTACATATATATTATACCACGCCCGGCCGGCTATTGCACTGATCAAGCGTGATATGTTTGGGATCCCTTAGACGTTACGCGACGCCTGAACATGCTTGACAACTGTCTTGCCAATAAGCTTGTGCAACTTCTGGATGTTAGGCAGGTTTTGACTTCCAGAGATCTTGTTCCAGAGCGCAACCAATTGCTCACCAGAGATTAGATGAGCAAACTTAGCCACGTTCTGAGCGTTACGGAGCTTCCACTTGTTATCCTTGCAGTGGATAGCCAGCTTATCAGTTAGAGCAGCAACAGCCGAAGCATTGAGCAGTGCAACCCTACCCGCAACGTTGTCCCAGTTCTCAAGGACGTCCTCAGCAGTGATGATCATCTCAAAGTTCTCTACCCAGCTAGCAAAAGCAATTGCCGCCTCAGTTCCAACAAACCCTGAGCATACTGCATAAAAGCCATCAGGACGTGTACCACCAATATTTGTGGGTGACCATCCCATATGACCCAAAGAGTCATTGAGGCGGTGCCAAGAAGCAGGGTTAGGTGCCACTGTACCAGGCTCAACTGAAGAGGGGTCGACCCGGAGGTGGGCAGGATTCTGACGGATAAAGTCAACCATGACGTCATCAACGCCGTAACCAATAGCCCAATCGATCCAATCTGCTGCAGTTGGTTCAAGGTCACAAACCCAGAAACGACGGAGAAGAGCAGGGTCCATGTCATTGACATCATACTCTGCACCGTGGTTAACAGCAGCAATTACCCGTGTCTCGGGATGAAGGCGATGTGGGACACCGTCCTTATCATTACCAAGCTCGCGGTCAAGGACCAGCTGGAAGAAGGACTGTTGGACACCAGGAAGAGAGCGGTTGAGCTCATCAAGCATCAGGACAACAGGTTCCCGACAAGCACGCATGAACCAGGAAGGCATGCAGAAGGTCATGACCCCTGTTTCCTTCATCCCTTCGATATCCGGATATCCACCAACATCACCCTCGGACATGGTAGAACCACGGACGTCGATGAAGGGGAGACCGAGTTCATCGGCAATTGCCTTACCGAGGAAGGACTTACCAACCCCAGTAGGTCCACGCATAAGAAGCGCGATATCAGCTGGGAATTTTCCAGCAACGTTTTTGAAAGTTTTTACATCCATTAATTTTTCCTTGGCAGGAGTCAGCTGAGAAAGAAGGAATCATCCCCTCCTCTCCACATTATTATTATACCCTATGCACGAGCATTATGCATTAAACAAGCGACAATAAGCAAAATATATCATTCAAACTCTGCAGGGTCGCAGTGCAGAACACCGGATCTGAAAGATTGAATTATCAAGCATAACCTCGACATAGTCTTGATAGGGCACACCAACCAAGATCCCCAGTGTCCCCTTAGGCACCACACGCGACGCGATCCATTTATGACCCACAGGATATAAATTAGCTTTACGCGCTGTCTTTACCATCGACCCCAATTCTAGATTCCAGATAGTGTTTTTACGTCGACGTTCAACGCCGTTTGCTCTGACACGACGGGCTTCATCATTATCTGCCCATACCTTGCCACCCCGGTCACCAAATTTGGATGACGCTTTAAGTTTTTTCTTAAGTTGCGCACCGCAAAGCTTAGCATGTCGCTTCTCATCTTTGATCTTGACAACCCGGTCAGCAATGTCTTTATTCTCGAACGCGCGCTGTTTGGCCTCGCGAAGCTTATCAGAATAAGACTGGGGTTTAACCTCGGCGTCGCGATCGCGCAATGCTTGACGCTCAGCGGGTGTTATGTTAGCATGAGTCTTTTGCATAGTTTGTTACCTCTTATATAACTATTATACCACATCGATAACAGATATGCACTCAGAACACAATTAATATAACTTTATTGCATATGCGATGCGTCAACTCGCAGCTGTGTGTGGTTACCATGATGTGATCACGCTAACGTGGTTACCATAATGTGATCACGTGTGGTTACCAGGGATCCGGCGAGCGAAAGATCCCGTTCACCTGTACACTTATAATGCGCCGTACGGCTTAGCTGATATTGCTCCACGTTAAGAAACTGCTCAACTTTATAAACTGCATCTTGCAGCGTCATGCTCTCATTTACACCTCAATCATATACTGCAATTCTGAATTCATGCAAAAAAGCTGCAATTGCTGCTGTCATCGATGAGATTACCACCCGCCGCGGCAGAACGCGAAAAACGGCAACATCGTATAACGCAAATTGCTGCTGTCGTTCGTGGAGCTCGCGAGGCCCAACGTCACAACTTTAAGGAATAATTCAATTACATCTCAGCAATCAGCACAGCAAATTGAATCAACAATTAGCGCGGCCCTGAGTCAACAATATTGTCAGAATTCAAATTCGTACGATAATGAGTCACATATGTATGATAATGAGTTGTCCGGGATCTCAAAGTCGACATAATGAGACACGGCCTCCTCTTCAATAAAACCCACGCTAGAGAGACGCGATTCCACACCATGCGACAAGTGGATTCTGTCACCTTTAAGGCCTGAGTCGCAATCGATCAGCGCTAGCCGAAGCTGCAACCGCGCTGGAGTTGTTTTGAGAGATGTTGTTTTCATTTCTCTTTCTTCTCCAATCACATGCTGTATATATGTTGACATCGTCATTCTCTATAGCGCGGGTTTATTTGTTATCATAGTATAACTATACCATGCATGTACGTGTTGTATCATATGCAAATTATATACCTGAGAATAAAAGTAACACTCGATATTGTTCATATAACAAACCGCGAATATTATTATAATATTACAGAATAAAAGTAACATAACAGAATGCTGAACACAACGGAATAAATGTATTACAGTCACCCGTGAGACGGCGTTGCGATGCCGATATCGGGTTGGGTCTCGAGGCACTTCAGAAATTGTCCCGAAAAAGGGGGTGCTAAGCCCACCTCATCACTTGATTAGTTTTTTTCAGCCCTAGCTAAGCTGCAGTTTAGATTACTCATTATCACTGACCTGAGTTACCCCTTACCATCGCTAGCCACATGTGGATATTCGGCCACAGCCGTTAGCTCAGAGCTAAACATTCAGTAATTCCCACATATATGGTTACCACAGCAACAGCGACAATCTCGCTGTGTCTCACGGATCACTGATTCGATGATAGCAGCCTCGTCTTCTGGTTTGATAGACTCGACCTCAACATGAGCTTTTAGAAACGGAACTTTGTTGCCTGATATATCTGTTAGGATATGATACCCTCTCTCTGTTTTAGCTTTTCAATAGTTCGCGGTCACGCGACCGTAGAGAGGTGTGTCGTCTTTATGCCATCTTATAGCTACTAGAGTCTTCTTGTCTATAGACTCTTTATGTTCCGGGGTGTTTTTGATTGATAAGTTATCTGTCATGATAGATTTTGTTATTAACTGCGCGTGAAGTGAAATTGAAAAATCCTCCGGAATTGGGATTATTCACGAAGGATTCTGAATGTTTCATAATAAATAAGTCAGCATTATGATGTTTTTTATTGCTTGTGAGTGGTGAGCTATCTTAGCTTAGCTATAGCTGTTCAATTGAGTGTCCACCAGCCGTAACCTCTGCCAGTGGCATCAACGCCAGTCAGGCTATACTTCTCAAATATTTCTTGATGTGCTGCATCATACTGACTCATGTCTGCAAGATCCCAAAGGTCGCCTCTTGAAAAGTGGTGCTGGACACCGCGGTTATCGTAAGGCAGTCCCAAGGAAGTAGCAGCATCATGATCTAGATATATCTCTTCAAGCTGTACAGCATCTATAGATTCATGAATTATTCTTCTTAGCTGTCTTTTAGTAATTTTCATAATAATATTCACTCCGGAATAATTTGGGTTGGTAGGCAGGACATATAGTGATAACTATTATCAGTATGCAGATATTAGCAGGACAATTTTATGTTAAGATAAGATATGACTTGTGGTTGATCAATCGCCACCATAGGTCGCATAAAGCTCATTGTCTTCATTACTGTCGTCAACACTACTATCTCCAGGTACATACCCTGACATTGTTTGTTTACCAACATCGCCCCATCCTTTAAAGCATTTGTCACATAGAGTTACAATCCAACCAGATGATCGTTGTTCTCCTCTCATGCTGCATGATTCGCATGTTTTTCTCGAGATGCTCTCAGCACTAGCCACCATTCCGGAGACTACTTCATCTCCCCCTGTGAAATAAAACTCCAAGCTGCCAAATTTCTCTCTAATCTGGTTTACTTCTACTCTAGACTCCGCCCCTTCAGACCAGTCCATTCTATTCTGAATCGTCTCACATAGACTATCAATGATGTGGTACCATCCGTCGCCTGTTTCAATTCTTTTCGTTCTCAAAAGTTTTGGGTACTTTTGACATAACATTTCTTGAAAATCTTTTTTCACAATACACTCCAGATTATGGGTCAAATGACCTTCATCTAAATATGTTATTTGAGCTCAATCTGATTCTATGAATGATAAAACAATTTGTAAGATTCGTACAGGCGTTTGATCAATGTTGAATCATGCAATTACAGCCATATGGGAACAATTTGATCAGAAGAACCACATATGTGAACAGAGTTTTGTGGGACTAAATAAGCATTCAAATTTGATCCACCTACCCAACTCTTGGGCTCAGCTTTTACACTATAGAGTAGGATAACAGATTTGTCTGAAGGGTAAATAAACCCACGATGGCCGATTTCACTCAAGAAAACTCGAGTACCTTCTTTGATGATATGATGATTTGTCGTCATTGTGTTTTGTGCTCTTTTGAATATTTCATGCAGGTTTGTTGTTATTATGTGTGTCTGCTATATGACCGGTGATTAGTCTTCTATGCTTGCGATAGTTTCGATTTCGAATCCGAATTTATGTACATCGATAACCAGCCCACCCCGCTTTTTGGATTGTGTATAACCATAAAATTGTTCACGTAACAACCAAGCTAATGCCGCGGCACCTGATCCAATATCATCATTTTCCTCTGAATATGCAAATATATCATTATAATCATCAGGCTCATGTTCATTAGGGGTAATAGCAATCCAGTCATTACGAATTCGTCTGATTACAATATCATCACTGTATTTTCCCGTACTCGTCTTTCTGAGCGATTACTGACTCCTTGAGATCCTTAAGCACTTTTTGTGCGAACATCTTCTTTTGTTTCGACGACTCTCCTTTGCGGAAAGCAGAAACGATAGCTCCTTCCAGTTGAGAAGGCGTCGTATGATATTTGTTCCACCGAGTTGGTTTGCCTTTCGCTGAAAGTCTTTCCACTTTTCCCATTCCAATGCAAACAAATGGATTCAAAGTGTGCTGCCCCTTTCTACTGCTTGCCATGTCGAGGATGTCATCAGGAGGAATAACAAACCAGTCATTATCATCTGAATTGTATGCCACAACTGGTATATATTTGTAAGGTCTTACTTGATTCAGTGTTGTCTTTTTGATTTCTATATAAAATTCCTTACCAGAGAGAGCACTGCATTCGGCATCTCCAAGCGGAGAGCCTCTCTTGAGAGCTTTCACATTTTTACATAGACTTTCAACAAGATTCTCCGTCTTGTCGCCGCTTTTAGTTATTCCCATTATTCACCTTCCTTTTCTTCTAATTTTGCTGCTATTTTCAGATAGTTTAGGGCGACTTAGAAACAATAATCGACCCATTTTCAATTTCCATATCTATATCATCACCTTCTTCCCAGCCCATTTGATTTAAGATATCTGAATTAAGTGGGATAAAAGTTCCTTCATCGATTTCTTGAAGAATTGCCTTTTCAAATAGTGGTTCCTTATTAGGCTTCCAGTCCCAGTCACCATCATTACATTTGTTACATACGTTCCATTTAAATGTACCGTTGTTAAAGAAATATTCGTTAATTCCATCACGTTCAATATCAGCCGATGCTAATCGCATATCTTCGGAGGTTCGAATGCTGGCTTTGCAAAACATGTTATAAAGTTCTTCGCCCTCTTCTTCTTCACCCATGGGATAAAGTTCAACTAGAAGATTGATTTGGGTTTCAAATTCAGTTCCTTCATCTTCGATATAAACCTTAATTAATCCGTATTTCCATCCACTTGACATTTATATGCTCTCCAATTTATAAATTATAGTCTGTTTGAGATTGCTGTACAAACTTAATCTTTTCTCCGTGAGAAGAAGATATTAGCTTTATGAATGTGCTGTGAAACTGAAGCTCTTTTCCGTTTTCCGGAAACAAGATCATATATGATTGATGATATCTGCCCGGACCTGTTACGAATCCTTTTCTTGAGATTCCTGACCCGTCCCAGTGTGTTCCAGCTTTGACCTCTACAAAATCACCAACCTTGTATGTTTTGTTTTTAATTCCCATCAGTCACCGTGATAAACGGACAATTGCGAAGATTATCCTTAGTCGACATGTCTAAATATTTCTTTTCTATTCCGGACGCGAAGCTGACAATAATTGCTATCTGTCTGTCTAGCTCTATAGATTTCTCAAATCCAATAACAATACCTGTTTCATTGCTTATCTTAAAGTTCGGCGACCATGCAACCAAATCTCCTATTTTTATTGACGTGACCATAAACCTCCTAGTTCATTATTAGCCGCCAAACCCAATAACTAATCTTACACATTCTGAAAAGGGTGATGATTTATCAACCAAGTCTGCGACTGTTCCACACCAATCGATTCAACAAACACAAGATCTCCTGATCTCATGTGTCCGCCACAGGTTTGCTGGGCTTAGCGGGCAGTGAAGTTTTTCCGCTATCAATTGCATCAGCTAATCCTTTGATAACCTCAGAAGAAAGTTGCTGAGATCCTAATTGCTCAACGTGATCATGAAAAACTTTGCTCATAACTTTCTGAAATCTTTTTTGACTCCATCTTTGTAATCCTTGCCACTCTTTGAACCAGACTATAAACTCATCATCGATATCAAACGTAATGAGTGCGGTACCGTCTGGCTGATCTTCTATAGAGATCACATTAAATTTCCAGTGCTGGGTGTTGTTCGTCAATTCTTTACCTGTCATGTTATGATCTTTCCTTTTTATTCGTCAACTATAGTCGTTTTCTGTTTCGTACGATCGTGACCATGAGGCATCAATCCAGCAATCATCTGCACACTCGTCAGGAATTCTACTCTTTCCTGCAATAATGCTACCGTTATTGAGGTCATGTTGCATAACAAAACCCCACCCAGCGTCTAAGCATTCTCTGTCAGTCCTTACAAGAATACCGTTACTAATCAACTGTGCTATTTCTGTTGATTCATGAACAGTCACCTCAACAATCATTCCCCATCTTCCCGTTATTACTTCTCGTCGCCCCATTATAATATCATCCCTCGTCAATAACTATTAATGTGTCACGCTCAACAAACCCGAGTTGTCCAGTTGCATCGCAAAAGATCTTGTTTGAAATTGTTGTCATTATGTTCTTCTACTTAGTTTGGGTTTTGGGTTATTGATTGATATCATATTGTTTTGATTAGATTTGCACGAAGTTCCGGCGTATATCACTAAGTTTTTCCACTCTTGCCTTACCCGTATTTGGGTCGATGAGCTGCACAGCCGGTGACACTTCAACATCTTCAGGGTGGATGCCGTAGTAGCGTTTGCTGAATACGCTGCCCACTTGGAGGTAGATTATGTTTGTGTATCGGCCTCTGAAGGCTTGTCCTTCTTTTGGGATCATAGTTGGGCCTGTAGTGCTTCAGCTGCGTTGATTAGTTCAAGCCCTCTTTGGTTGTAGTCAGCCACCATCTTTGCGTTGGTGTGGTTGAAGGTTGCCAAAAGAGCCAGATCCATTGCAGACCTCTTCATTAGTTTGACAGCTGTCTCAAGGGCATCGCTTTCTATTGTTGTGACCTCTACCTCTTCCCAGTCAGCCACTAACCAGCCTGATTCATCGCTTAGGTAGTCACAGACGCATCCATTAATGTCAGCTGACTCCCCATCTGCATCACTAAATGCTCCAGCTGGGATTGTCCATAGGGTTGATAGACCTTTGACTACTTCTCCGTCTGTATCCCATTCTACCCTTACTGTCATGTCTTTTACATTATTCATTTTTTATTGTCCTTGGTTATTATAGGATTGTTCCTGCACTACTATTATACCATACAGTGGTTAGATTTGCACGAATTTAGAATCGTTCCCCATCGTGCTTTACACATTCGACAGATCCATTCAAGCGCTTGATGTAGTTGTATTCTTGATCTCGACAAGGCCACTCAGAGTAAACTTCATCTTCACGGTTCGATGTTTCATTTCGAAAATCACCATAAGTTGTGAATGAGCATTTATCAAGACATCGAAGTCCAGATTGCGTCAACGCTCGTTCGATTTCTGTCTTTACGACAAAATGTGGGATTGACTCGAGTTGCGGTTTGATATTATCTGGGTAACCATCAAAATGCATATAGCACCCGACGAATCCGCCTTCTTCTGTTTCATATCCGATAACTGATCGAGTTGACATTTGATTTTCCTTGATTTTTGGTTGATGAAGGATTGTTCCTACACTACTATTATACCATACCTCTTCAGGATTTACATAAAACTACATAAACATGATGACATCAGGCTGTTCTAACAGATTGTACCCCTCCAGGTTGATGGCGTCCTGAACGTCAATCGGGTGCCACACATAACCTTCAACGTCGACATGCCCAATCTGATAGTGGCAACATATTCTTTGCCTTACATATGTTTGACGGCTTAAGCGTCCAAAGTGTATTGACTTTCATCATTATTTATTTCCATAACTTTAGAGTTTTTAGTGGAGGACTTCCCTAGGGATTTCCTACTTTCTTATGCGATTATTATGCCAATCGTCTCATGAGCTAGTCCAAGCAACTTCAGCATTGTTGATATGTTTCATTATAACACACTTAGACGATACTTGCACTAGATCATCGATATTTATCTAGCTGTACTGAAAACCCACTTGATCGGGCCGCTGGAGACACATTGACAACTTTCGGATCCGTCTAACGCGATGAACTCTGAGTCTAGATCAGCACATCTGATCTCACAGTGACCAATTAGCTTCCCCAGCTCAACTGCAGTTGAGTACATGTACACTAAACAGCACACTCCGGAAATAATAAGTACAGTGCCTGAAATGATACGAAGCATAACTTAATGATATATTTCAATGATCTACTAGTAAAACACACAGCCGGAACAAAATCTCTCATATCAAATAATTTTGATATTTAAGAGCTTTAAGATATTCAACTAATTGATTGATGCACTCAATGGTGATATTATCTTCAAAACTTCCGTGTACACTTGCTAGATCGGTGCTTGAATCTGCTTCATCATCAAAGGCCATGGCTTCATCAACTCTCATTATACCAGCCACCGAAATGTGTACTTCAGATATTCGGTACCGGAGGCCATCGATTAGAACTTTCGTAATAAATTGCATGCCGTTACCCGAGCTATGTTCACGAGGGCACATGTACTCTAGAATTTCTACATGTTCATTCATTTCCTAACCCATTACGCATACAACTGCTTTGAGAGTATGCACGATATCAACTAAATCTGACTGAGCTGTCATTACTTCTTCTCCATTGTAGGTTTAAGCCAAATATCAGAAGTCCGACCTACTAGCACAGTTAGAGCAGCATGCGCACAGCCCGTTGCTAGAAAGCGAATAGCGTCTGAACTATTGTGCTTAAACATTTTTTGCAACTCTTCTCTTACACGTTCTGCTGAAACAGTATCATCCATCCAAAGCCATGGAATTGGCGACTTAAGTTCAGCAGCCAAATCAGCATTTGGTGCAAGACCTCTTGTTATAATAAATCGAGCGGCTCGAAGTATTCGCAAACCATCCTCATGAATCCTTTCCTTTGTATTACCAACACAACGGATTACAAAATGCTCCAGGTCAAAAGCGCCATCAAATGGGTCGATAATATCGCCAATAGGTTCTAGAGTCTTGGGGTCAACTTCACGAGCCATGGCGTTAATAGTAAAGTCACGACGTGCCAAGTCATCCATTAGTGAGCCAGGTTCAACTGAGTCGGGGTGACGACCATCGGAGCTTGAGCCATCCTTACGACACATTACAACGTCAATTGAAGTGCCGTTATGCATCATGCCGCGGACCGTAAAGAACTCCGGCGTCACCAAGAATACTCGCTTCATGTTTTCATGACACCAAGCTAGCAACGCCTCCCATCCTTCCGGGGATTCTGCGCAGAAGTCGCGATCTGGTGGGTTGTCAATGCCCATCAATTCATCTCGAATGGATCCCCCAACTTCAAAAAGCCTAATAGTCATTTTTGTCTCCTGCAAATTAAGTGTTAAAAATGATGGGGTTCCCAACTTCCCCGTCTAGACACAGCCTAAAGATTCCTCCCGCCCAGTAGTTTCCAATCGGTCCCATTTGACGTTCTACGGAATCACGCTTACGCAACCACGAGCTTAGCTTCAACCGGCATGCCACCCGAAGGTGCCCGGTGATCTATCTAAGTCTCTCTGGTCTGTGCCTCCCACATATCTGTTTCCTTCCTTATACCACTATTATACCATTTCTGCGACATATTTGCACTCAATTCTTAAAATTTATTGATTACTGTTAAACAACTAGCAAACCAAGACTTTTTCTCCCCTGAATCGTGGTACAACAAAACTGTTGGTTGCCTAGCCCACTAGTGTGTATCTATCTTTAACACTATTCCATAGAGCGGAAGCTTTCTTCCCCAGTAAGGAGAATATGCATCGCTTGGACCGTGAGAAAGTGACACCCTAACTAGATCACCGATTTCCACAAATCACGCGAAACATGTCAGCGCTGAAGTGTGACTTGGTCGTATACTTGTTATGGTATTTTACCGGGCGGAGCCACCTAATAGATACATGCATTTTGCCGTCGTTACCTTTCTTAGCATCGTTCTCAACTTCGCCAATCTGTCCATAGAACCACTTTGCGTAGGTGCCTTCATCCGTAAACATTACCATGTCGCCTTTCTTCATTTCAATCCATCCTTTTTTCCTGCTTTAGTAACATATTCTGCCCTTATGCGACGCACTTCTCCTTCATGGAGAACAGTTGCTATTTTTTCCCATGTTTCATAATGAATCAAAAGACCAACTTTCCAATCTGTGAGCTCTTCTGTTCTATGATTAAGTACGTCTCGAAACTTTACCATATCACCGACCTTCACTTAATCATCTCCAAATCGCGATCGTTACAATACTGGGTTATTTGGCTGTTGTCGTTCCAAAGAATGTCATATCCATCATCGCGAGCCTCTACGATTAATCCAGTTCTTCCAGATATTCTGTACGTTTGCGCGCGCTTGTTATCCTTGCCGCGAATTAAATCACCGTTAGCAAATTTACGTGGCGGTGGTTTCATGGTATGCAAAAGTTGAGTTAGGTTATCTAGATAATAACCTGCGAAGTAATCTACTTGCGCATTCGTGTGATCGTTGTGGCGCCTGGTATGGAAGTTACTAACAGTATCATCATTATTCATGCGGAACGAGCCGATTCTGTCACCATATTGGAACGTGCATCGCCACTCTCCGCGATTAACTTTAACGCCTAGATATTTTTCTGTCTTATTAATAGCTGATTGTATCTTCATTATAACGTCCCTGGCGCCTGTGGGTTTGGAGCTTGCGATCCGGAGTAAATCTGTGGGAACCATGAAAAGAATCCCAACCGCCAGCCAAAGTGCTCGACTTCCCAAGTCTCGCCGGCACTCATATCAGACCATAAGTCAGCCGATCGAAATTCCCAACGAAGCAGTGAATCATCAACCATGAATAAGTCGCCATCAGTTGTTCGGATAAGCATAGTATCAGGCTCATTAGATCCTTTCATCATAAATGTTTCTTCGACGGTGATGGTTGTCGTTCCAGCAGTACCAAAGTTATAAGCAATTGGCAGTCCGATGACTGCGGCTGATGTGATAAGAATTGCTAGCGATTGATTGGTCATTAGTGACCTCCTTTATTATAGATATATTATACCATATATCATGGCTAATTGCACTTCGCATGCGATAATTTTGAATGTACATTATCTGTTTTGTGCCTGTATAATTCATCAAACTTAGTGTTAGACAATATTTATGTCTTGCAGGAGACCTTATGATGAATGATTATAGTGAGGGTGACATAGTAGCAATCTTTGGGGGAGAACGTACGGGGGAAAATCATATTGCTGATGCGATTACAATTGCAACAATTATAATTGTAGGGTCGTCTGATCTTGTTGTCGTTAATGATGATCGATATAGCACATCATATCATACTGTCCCAAAAGATTTGTGCATCAAGCTCAAACTAGAAGAAGCATGCTTGCTATCTTCTAAAAGAATCCTCATGCCGAAAATCAATGATCTAGTTGCATCTTTTGAAAAAATATACAAACAATCATCTTTAGAAAAGACTGTGGGAATTGTTCAAAAGATTATATATAACATGGGTAAAGAGGACAAGTATGTACTGATGTGCGGCACTAAATTAGTAACTGTTTCAGCAGATAATATTGTCGTACTTGACAGGACTTAGATAAGACTTATAAGTCTTGAAATCTTTATTATAGCATGTCTTTTTTGCCCGCTCTTTCAAACAAATAACCTGGAATTCTTAAGAGTTCGCCCTCGTATAATATTGTAGCAACCTGCTGAGTGCTGCAGTATTCTACTAATAGTCCGATGTGAGTCTTTTTTGTAAGAGCTCTATTACTAGAGTCTGTAACATCGCTGTTTTTTGCGAAACGCACCATCTCTCCGCCCTTCATTTTTCCTCCATCTCTTCAAGATCTAGGGATAAGAGCAGATCAGTACTGTCTTGTTGAGCTTCTTGTTGCTCGCAATTGTAGCTTATGATATCTTTATAGCCGAGATATGCACCAGCGCCAAGTGATGCAAACACCAGCCACATTATTCTTACAATATTCATTTTTATCATAGTTTATTTTACTATAATTTAGCAAGTTGTTTTATTTTCTAACAGCTTTTTTGCTGCTCACTTGTTGAACAGCCTGATGTCTTCAGCTCTTTGAACGGTGCCAACATTTTTAGCATCATATCCAAGCTTCTCTAAAACTTTTGCAACCAGCTCACTTCTTCTTCCGGAATGGCAATATATTAGTATCTCTTGATCCTCTGGAAGGTGCTGGAGGTTATTCATTATCGTATCATGGGGAATATTAAGGCTATTTTCTATAAAGTCCTCTAGATACTCTTCTGGGCTTCGAACATCTAAAAATAACCTATTTTTTGTTTTAAACAATTTAAATTCTCCTTATTATCTTACGCTATAGCTCATAGCCCATTGCTTCAAATTCAACTATGCAATAGTAATGTGAAGTAGGTATTTCAACATCTTTTAATTCCAGCAGTATTCCATGAATATTTCCCAATATAGGGTATTCGAAAATACCAGTTGCATGATCAATATCATCATGAGTTAAGTCGAAGTATTCATTATAGCTCTCTCTCCGAATGTTTAATCTAAAATCTGATGGTTCGTATAGTTCATTCCACTGTACTGAAATATGATCAACATAATAATCGGCTGACCAATCCCAACTTATTTCAACATTTGGATCTGGAATTAGCAGATCTGAGCACCATTGCTTCGTGTGTTCTTCATCAATTGTAAAACCTGTTGAGTGGCCATAATAATCTGAAGATGCCCACACAGTTGATAGTGGGGCGATATTTATTAATACAGTCTCGGGATCGTCTGGCATGCCTGTATCTGGCTCTTCTGGCGCACCTGTATCTGGCTCTTCTGGTATGCCGGTATCATTAACAGTATCAGTAGTTTTGCCCGTATCCCCGCGCTCTGTATCACCAGTATCATATGAATCTACTATGACAGTATCATCTGTGATATCTATCACCCCGCCATCAACCAAAACTTCTGCAGGGCCGCATGCGTATAATAGTGCTAGCAATATATAACTCTTCATTTATTTCTCTCCCATAGCTTTTCAAAGCTCCAGTGTGATAAAACCAGCACACCATGCAATGCTAATGCGTTGCTTGATGCAGATCTTAAATCACCGGTGAGTAAATATAAAACTGCAGGTGACATTCATCTTCATTTGTATCTTTTCTCATTCTTCGTTCTCCAATAGAATTAGATCATCAAGATAATCATCACTTGTGTCTTCTGTCAACCCCATTGGGTTTCCTTCTGGGATAGGTTTATCCCACTTTACTATGACGGAGTAAA